ACCATCAATACCTGGCTTGTCAAACTGTAAAGTTGTAGCAGGGATGTCAATAATTTTAGGGAATTTGTAAGGTACAGCTACCTGCCACTTCCAAGCATCACTATTGTTGTCAATGTAGTAAGGCGTTGACTTGTTGATCATGTCCAAGAAGTCATTGCTGTACAATGAGCTCTGAGTGTACAGAGAGATAATCTTCTTATCGTAATCTGCTGGCTCAGTTGAGTGAAAGCTTTCCAAGTGGTTAGAATCTGTCAACTTACCTACTGCACGCTTGTCCATAGACGCAACGCGAGCATAAGTAAAGCCAGTTAAACCTGGAATTGTTTGAATTGCCATTTGTTTGTTTTGTTTAAATTAAAAAATATTACGTGTTATGAAAACCAAGATGTTGGCGTTGATGACTTGGATTTCCCTGACGAACTTTTGGAGGCTTGACGTGCAACCTCTCCAAACAGCTCATTTGACTTCTTAGAGATACCTGATTTTTGAATCGTTGATAATGTAGGATCCTTTTCTAGGATTTTTAAAAGTAGTGCCACTTTAACCTTCATCTCATGATTCTCAGGACGCTTAAGATCGAGAATGGTTCTATCAAAATCTGTTAATGTTTCTCCAGATCCTGTTTTCCATTTCTCAGCCAAAAGGAAATCTTGTAGTTCACCAGCTAATTTTGGATTAAGAGGAATGCCATCAAACTCTTTAGTTTTTAGCTTCTCTTGTAGAACTGCTGTTACGTTTTGCTGATACTGTTGTTTGTAGGCAGCTTGACGTTGTAACTCTACAGTTCTTTGTTCTTCTAATTTCTGTAGCTTTGCAGCTTCTTTCTTTATTAGAACTTTATGATGCTTAGCAGCTACGCTTTCTAAGTCACCATAGTTTTGAAGTCTTTCAACTTCTGTTGTTATATCTTCAGGATCAAAACCTTGATCAGCTAAAGCTTGTTTAATTACTGCTATTTGATTTGATTCTTGAGATAAGTCCATCTCAGAGAATGATTCAATAGCATTGTATGTACCGAAATATTCTTTAGGATCTACACCCTTAACAAAGATAGCATCGAATGCTTGTTGGTAGTCTTCTCCAAACTGTCCAATGAAGTTTTGTACCACTTCAATTGCACCTTTCTTTTTCTCAGCTTCAAAGCGTTCTAGGAACTCTTCTGCAGAATTGATAGAAGCATCTTCCTCATCATCTTCTTTTGTGAAAACACCAAGTTTAAAAAGATCTCGTGATAAAGCAGTGAATTGGTTTGCTGCTGTGTCATCTTCTTCTTCCTCTTCTTCATCTGCTGCAGAAGTTTCTTCTTTCTTTTCAGCTTTAGGAGCAGGTGTTTCATCCTCATTTTCATCTTCATCACCTCCTAATAGGAAATCTTGAATTGATTTAGAAGGATCGTCTTCTTTCTTATCTTCAACATCCTCATCAGCCTTTGCTGTAGATGCTTGTTTTTTAATAGGTGCTGCTGCAGGTTCTGCATCAATCTTCTGTACATCATCAGGATCAGCAGTAGAAGTATCAGGACCCAATAAGTCATTTAATAACTCTGCGTTTCCCATTCCCATTTCCATGGTGTTCTCAATGCTAAAATTCCCAAATCCTGGGTTTTCTAAATTCTCGGCCATACGTAGTTCAATTTTTATTTGGTTTTTCGATATAAAAGTATATTACATTAATTTAATAACAAAGGGTAAACTGGCTATAGAGTTGAATATTCCGCATAATATAGCATTAATGAAATTTACTCTAATCTAATTAGTTAGAATTACTTACTTTTCTTTGCCCTATTGCGTGCATTTATCTCAGCAACCTTTACATCATTAGCTTGATTTTCTCTTGCTACTTGTAATTTCTCACGCTCTAGTTGCATTTTTTCAGATGCTTGTTTAGACTTAGATTGGATATCTTCCATCTTAACTTGATACTCTGACTGTGCTTTAGATCTATCACTTGCTAATTTGTCTAGTTCTAGTACATCAGCAGTTCCTGAAGTATCTACATCAGATAAAGGACCAGCTTTAGATTCAGCATTAATCATTGCGATCTGTACTTTATTCAAACGATCAAGCTCTGCTTGGTAATCATCGTGAGCAATCTTTTCAGCTTGTAACTGTTTAGCTTGTTCTATTTGAGCTTGAGCAATTTGTTGTTGCTGTTCAAGTTCTTGTTGCTTTTGCTGCATTTGCTGATCTTGCATTTGTTCTTGACGATCTTTCAATGTCTTGAACACTTTCTTCATATCACGAATAGAGTTTGTGCTGTATAGTTCAATGATATCGTGTAATGATCCACCATTTTGTAGAACAGCTTGAGACAATCCTCGGATCTCGTTAAACATCTGCTTATCTTCTGGACGATTAGTCAAGAACACCTTAAGATCACGGAACTTAAGATCTGTTCCATTCACTTGTACAAATGCTGACTCACCCTCAGATGTAATATATGAAATAGTAGATTGTGGCTTCTTAGATTCGATATATAATGAAGCATCAATAATTGCTTGATATAGTTGACCTAATACATACTCATGTGCCACAAATAATGGCTCAGTTTGCGAGTAAGATTGTTGAATGGCAGTGTTAGTACCTGTAGCAGTTTCAGAAGCTGTAATAGAGCCTAAACGTTGTTTAGACATACCAATCAGTTCCCAACACTCTTGCTTCAACTGCATAGCTAAATTGTAACGAGATTGAATCTCCTGTGTACGCGTAAGGTCAATATCACGGAATTGATTGAATGAGCTTGGAGACTTTAAGTTCTCTGGGCTGTCATCAATAAACATTACACCACGATTACGTGCTTCCATTTCCCAAACATCAAGAGCATCTTGTGCATCTCCATCTTTAGGAATAGGGATGTGTCTAATTGATGTTAAATACACCTTACCAACTTCTTTCTCCAATAGTTTGTATAATTGATTCATACAAACATTATAAAGAACCTGGAATGGCTTCATTAAGTCTACAAGACTCTTTGCCTCTGTATTCTTAACCTCATGTACTACACCAATGATTGGGCAATAGTTTAATAACTTGAATGGTTTAATATGATAGATATCTGGTCCAATCTTAATACCTTGGTACCATTGGTTAATCCATCCCCACTCTAATGATTGTTCTGTAGGAATTGTACCCTTCTTGTAGTTTTCGTCTACAAGCATAGATTGTTCATTACCTAATTCATCAACATAGATAAGTTTACCAATCTTCTTCTTAGAGATCCAGTAACAACGTACAACTACATACTTATAACCAAATGAAGAAACGTTGTTCGTTAGTCCTAAGAAGTCTTTCAAACCATCATTATTCTCCTTCATCTCTGATTCAATAATCATACGTGTTTGTAACACAGCAGGATCATATGTATCATATTGTACAGAGTCTGTACCTGGAATAGCATCAGGATTACCTAGATTAGATTCACGAACGTTAATCAAACCATAGTCTTGTAAAGATGAACGCAAGTGGTCAATCTCTTCTTTTGTAATGTCTGGAATAGATTCAATAATCTCAGACAATTCCATCACTTGCACAGTACCAGCAGCATACGCACCTTGAGCACGTCCTGTTGGATCTGAAATGTATTTACGATCTGGTGTAGTTAAGAACCAAGTGTTCTTTGGGTTAGCTACTTCGATGTTATATCCTAGCTTAGAGTTATCCTCATAGATGTGATAGAACTCACGAGCAGAGATTAACATATCACGGAATGCATCTTCTGATTTCTCTTTAAGAACAAAATCTGCTTTCTGACATGTAAGAACATGGTTAGCCCATTTCTCAGCTGCAGATGTATATGAATCAAGTTCATCCTTAACTTGTTCAATTGTCATCTTATCTAATTGCTCATCATCAATTTCCTCACCCTCCATAGCAACTTTTTCTAGGATTTTCTGTTTAGCTTCATTGATGATAAACTCTTGTAAAACACCTGTCTTGTATTCTAATTCCTCTGCCTTAGAATCCTCATCAAATGCCTTAACACGGAAAGCATCAGGACGCTTAGAGATCTCGCCTACAAGCTCGTTTAAAGGCGTAGTAATGATTGAATACATCTTTACATATGCTGGTAAAGCTAGATCAGCTGTAAGCATATCTGTAAAACTTCTTACTTCTGGCTCTTGGTAGAAATCCTCTGGACGCAAGATACCCTTCACTAAGTCATAGTTCTTAACAAATGTGTCACGATTCTTAATATACTCCGAATAAGCTTTATTCGCAAAGTAATCCATCGTGTTCTTGATCCAACTTTCATCTTGCTTTTCCTTTTCAGTTTTAAATTGATCAGGGAAGATGTTTAGATAGGCATATCTAATCGTTGCATCTTTTGTATATCTAATAATTGCCATTATGTAAACAGTTTATGTTTTTTTGTTTCTGAAAATAGACCATTACTACTTCCAAATAATTTATTACTTTTTCTTTTAGCGTGCATTGCCTGTACTCTAGCATCTCCGCCTGCACCAACTTTACCCATCAAAGGATCTAGTTTCATAGCTAATGCAATGGCTAACTCTGCTGCAATGATACGGTCAAAGTTACCTTCTTCGTTATATTGTATCATTTCTTCTAATAGTACAGGATCGAAGATCTTCACCATACCTTTCACCTCAGACTTAATCTCTCCTTCATTGTTTTTCTCTACGACTAAGGTTTCCTCTGTGTATTTCTTAAGACATCCGTGTAAGAAATCTCTAATCTTCTCTGACGATCTATGTATACCATAGTCACGTCTAACAGTAGTATTAGGTACAACTTCTTTTAACCACTCTGGTTGTCTCTCTAGATAGTGTGCTTCATTCCTAGAAATCATGTGATCAATGAAGGACATCTCATCATTCTCGACAAGAGCTCTTGCATTGTAGTATTTAATGAGGAGGCGAGCTTGTTCTTCCCACGTTTCTTTCTTATCTGGACGTGCACAATAGGATGCAACAAACATATCTTGGTACTTTTCTCCTGTAATGGCGTGCATACGTTTATATATGTACACAGAACCTAATGACGTAGAATATGAAGCTTTACCTTGGCGGTATGGATCGACTCCTGCTACATACAATCCATAAGGAGGACTTTCTACAGGAAACTCATATATAACTATAGGAGCATCCTTCATGTCTGAATTCTTAAGAGGGAAGTTGGAGATGGGTAGCTTGTCTGTGAATTCATGCTTAACACCTTCTCCATCATCATATAGCACGACTGGTGTACCTGTACGCTCTTGAGATAAGAGTCTGGCCTTTTGTCGCTTAGCTCCCTCAATATCAAAGATGTTTGAGTCTTCATTCAAGAAGATATCATCTACCTCTTGTGGGTAGTACATCTTTTCTTTCAAGTAGGCAATTCTATCACCTGCTTTCTTGAGTCTTTCTAAATTTTCGTTGGTTATTTGTGTGGCTAGTTCTTCATCAGACACTAGCATCTTTACGTTATGAAGGTCGTCACCTAATGGTTTATCTAGATATGCACCAAGAGTTGATTCATACTTGGCTTCCATTCTAAACTTATGTGAAATGAATAACCCGTGTACACGAGTTTCATCTTTGGCATTGTTGTATTCTAAGAAGTTGTAGTTGCCTACATCAAACATCAAGGACTTAGCGTCCATGAATTTCTTCATATCCCCACCAGTTCCAGTAAGAATCGGTGCACAACCCCAGCCAAAGGGTGTTGTGAAACCTGGAACAGCAGCTTGGAAGCCTCTAAGGAAAGATCCCTTACCAATTTCATCTATAATTAGTCTTCTAGGCTTTGTACCAGCAATAGCCTCCTCGTTATTACCTTCGTCAAGGTTACGTATTAATATCTGTGAAAAGGGAATACGTTGTCCACCTCTTGTCTTTACACCTAATGTTACTTGGTTCTTCCAGTTATCTTCCACTCTTTGCCACTGCCAAGCAGCTGGGAGGTGATTAAGTCCTTTATCTATCTTATCTGTAATCAGCTTAATATCGGCTGCATTCAGACCAGCAATAATGTTCTGTGAGTTCTCATCAAATGTAGCACCATGTGACACATATGAAGCCTCTAGAACAGACTTAGCAAAACGTCTGATTCCTAGTATAACTAGACCTTTACGTTCTCTTTGTGCTCTGTCAATCTCTGTTGACACCACCCACTCATTATCTCTTAAGGAAGGATTAGCATACTTCTGGGCTATACGTCCATATTCGTCTATAACGTCCACTTCTGTATGCCATGCATTTAGATGCCAATATAAGAATGGGTTAATATACGTATCTCCCATCATAGCACCGTTCTTACACAGCTCCTCATGGAAGGCAAAGAACTCGTCATATTCCTCACTGTCTGGTGTAGGAAGACGCTTCTGGTTCATTAACCAATCCTTATAATCTATCTTAAGCAGTTCCACTACGTTCTCTTAAAAACTTATCAGCCTTAGATCCTAACGTTGATCCTCCTCTTACTTCCACCTTCGCTTCTTCTTTCTCACGAAGCTTATCAACCACCTCTAGTAGAGCTAGATAGTTCTTCATTGTCTCTTGAATAAACTTACCCTGAGCTTCAATAGATGCAATCACCATAGGTAACATGCCTCCTTTGCTTGTAGGTTTCCATTCAATCCTGTCTTTAAGCTCATGCATTGGATTAGCATCAACGTATTGCTTCCATGAAGCTAATTGTTGTTCTGCCCATTCGAGCTCAGTGTTGATGTATGTAGTTTTCTTTAGTGCCATGTAGCTTAGTCGGTGAATTCTGGAAAATCTTCATCTAGTATTGTATCTAGATTCATTCCTTCCTTTATAATCTTATCTATTTCTGTATCGTCTGGATGAGGAACATCCTGCATCAATTCTGCCTTGTACTTTGACAGTGCGTAAACTATCTCCCTATCTGTCATTCCCCATATGTCTTTGTATTCATATAGAGCTGTTGCTAAATGTCTTCCTAGATTGTATGTAGGAAATGCTTTCTGTAGATCTTCTAAGATCTTTAATGCTTGTTGATAGGAGGTTAGTTTCATAGCTGGTTAAATTAAATCATTGATGTCATCCTCAGAGAACTTACTGTCCTCTTCGTTGTAATCAATGTCTTCGATGCTATTCTGAATCAGTTCAAAATCATCTGATTCTTGCATCTCTTTGCACATATACTCTTTTGTAAAAATGACAGAAAGCTTTCCTTCCTCTTCATCCGTGTTGACCAAGTCAACGTAGTCCACTCCCTTATTATATAAGTCTACAAAGACATCTATAATCTCGTTCAAGGAAATCTTCTTGATTAATACTTTTCTAGCCATTGTTTACGTCTTTCTTTAATTGATCTTCTTCTTCTGGGTTTGTCATTACAGCTCCCCATTTATTCTGTGGACATGAGCATGACAAACATGCTGTTTTTGCTTCTAAATTACATCCACAATCTGTACAATGTGAATCTGGACGTAATGGTGTACTGTGAAACTTAGAATGAAAAGGACATTTGCTACATATTGCTAAACGTTCTTCAGATACATCATGTATCAATACTTTCATCTCTGTAGGAGGAACTAACTTGTTTCGCCATCCCTCGTAAATTTGGCCGAAGTTAATCATTGTTGGTTATTTTTGGTTTTAAAAGTCTTATCTGCTTTTCCAATATCTCTATTGCATTCTCCAATTTCTTTGGATCTGCATTGTTATTGTTAAGCTGTTTTTTTGTCCTTTCTAGCTTAGCCTCTAAAGCTGCTAGTTTCTTTATCGCCTTCTTATTATTGAACAATATACGTCCAAATCCAGAAAGCTCTAGAGAACGGTTAACATCCATAGCCTCATTAGCTGATTGAAACTGATGATTAACCACAGCTTCAACTATCTTCTCAGACATAGCCAACTTTATTGACAATGCCCTAACAAGATATTCCTTATGAGACATACTCTTAGGCTTGTTATACTCCATGCTCTAACTTTATCTCTAATGTAATATTCTCTGAGAATGGGAGAATAATCAATGGATTAACTTTAATCTTTGTTCCATCCTTAACTAAGACACCAACCTTCTTAAGCTTAGAAATTATGTTATTGATTGTAGGACTTGTAGAATTATACTTACTACAAAACTCTTCTCTTATATTACTGTAGGATATATTACCATGTATAGCTGTAAATGCTACTAATTGTATCTCTCTAGTTGTAAGGTTTAAGTTGTTCACTGTAGACAGTATAGAATAATACTTCTCAGCTAAAGCATAATTACTATCAGTAGTTCTTTTTAATCTTTGTACAATAACCTTTTTCTTAATCTCTTCCATATGTAGTTGGCATTCTATAGAATTATAGACGCTATATTAAGAATTATATTTGGTAAATACAAATGAAAGGGAAAATATTATTAGAGAGAGCTCTACAGTGTACATATTATACCACCTAATTTCCTTCACTCTAAATGAGACTCCTAGTCCAAAGTCTGTTAATGTGTTGAATCTAAAATATATCATAATAGAAGAGTTTTTAGTTATAGCCCCCCCTTCCCCCCCAAAGGTAACTGAAGTTTTTTAATTTCCAAAATTTCGTCCTGGGTGAAAATTGGAAAAATTTTTTAGGATGGGGGTACCCACCATATGCATGAGAGAGGAGTCCATATCAGACTGCAGCCCCGTAGGGTAATTGAGGGTATCGGTGCATCCCCCCTATCAAGCATGCACCATAACGAAAATCAATATTACCATGAAAAACTTAGTGATTAACAACGGAACATTCTCAGCAGCAGGTAACTTCTCAGGCTACAACACATTGGGAACAAGAGTTCACATCTACAAACGTCAGATGGACGCAATGGGATGGTCAAGCGTGGAGGACATCGAGTTCCCATTCTACGCTATCGCAGACATCAAGACAGTGCAATCAACAGATGACGCGGGTAATCCAGTGGGAGAAGCGAGTGAGAGACTAACAGCATTGAGCGTGTTCAAGACTAAGACAGAGATGACACAGGCACACGTAGACAACGCAACACTTGACATGGAAATCAAGAAGAGCATTGCAGACGAGGCAGCCAAAGTGGGACTTGACACAGTGAGCATCGAGGCATTGATGAACGCGATTGCCTAACATTAACAGGGAGAGGGTAACAACTCTCCCTTTAACCAACTAAAGAGATGACAACAAAGGAAAGAGAAGACGAAGCAGGAATGCTGATGCTAATGCTAGAGCAGGACAAGGAGAACATTGCTGCACTACGCAAGTTACTAATCCATGGTGCAATCACAACAGATGAGCACACACGAATCTTCAGTAGAATCAGAAGCAACGTGAACGAAACACTTCACCAGCTACAACAAACTGCAAGAGAGTAACAATCAAAGGGGGCTTACGCCCTCTTTTTTCCCAGCCTGATCATCAGACTGCATCCCTTTAGATATATAGATATTTTTAAATAAGATATTAGGATAGTTGTGTCTCCTATTAATAAGTACACATAAACAATTTTCACTTTTTTATTTATTCATTATTATGAAAAATTACGTAATTAACAATGGTAGCTTTACTGCTGCGGGAAACTTCTCAGGTTATACAGCTTTGGGAGAACGTGTTCACATCTTTGCTCGCCAAATGGAATCATTAGGTTGGAGCAGTGTAGATGAGGTGTCATTTCCATTCTATGCTATCGGTGATGTAAAACAAATCGATAATGTAGATGAGAATGGTGTAGTGTTATCTTCATCTTCTAGACTTACAGCTTTATCTGTATTCAAATCTAAGACAGATATTGTTAACGCTCACGCTGAATCAGCATTCTTAGATGTAGAGATTAAACAATCTATATCTCAACAAGCTGCTAAGGTAGGCTTATCTCAGTCTGCTATCGATAGTTTACTTGCTGTAACTATCTAATTGTATTGTAATAAGGAGAGATTGGAAACTTTCTCTCCTTATATATAAGTAAAAAGTTTTTTTCTCTATATATATAGAAAACTTTTTGTGTAAGTGTAAATGGTGTAGTGTAGACCTTGTATGTATATATATGTTGGTTTACACAAACTGTGAATTGGTATAGGTATAAATATATAGCTATAACTTGTAGTCTATATAAGTTTGTTCTCTCTATATAGATAAGTTTATATATTATATATAGTTATATACTTAGTTAGTATTATAGTATTGACTACGGAATTTTGTTTTATCTTTTAAATATAATCCTTCTATGGAAAACATTAAAGAAGAATTAATTAAACATCTTGGTAAGATATATACTAATCAAGATTGGAACTTTGTAGTATGTGGATATATTAGTCTTGATGATGAAGATTATGATAGACATTATATAAATCTTGTTATAGATTCAAGTGTTGAAGAGTTTCTAGATACACTAGATTTTGAAGTTGATCCATATAGGAAAAGCCTCAAGGGCACTATATGGTATGCAGATGGTACATGGTCAGAATACCATGTTGATGTTGATCGCTGTTATGGTTATTGGGAAAGATTTGTTTGTCCTGAAATACCAGAAAATTGTCGTTAATCTTTTAAATCCTTTAAATATTATTCTTTATGAAATCAATGAGTCAAATTAAATCACAGGCTATTGTAGATAGCCACAGAAGAACTCTTGTTACAGGAGCTCTTATTATACAGTTTATATCTATGACTGTATTAGTTATATCACTAGTTGGATTGTTTGTTGATCCAGAACATAGTGAAGGATATTGTATAGTGTTTACATTCTTCAGTATTGTAGCAGCATTTGGTATATTACAATACGATAAACATAAGAGAGACTTTAGATAAGGTCTCTCTTTATGAACAATAGGCGAGGAAGGTACACGCACTGAAAGTATGCAAATAATCCATTGATATGCAGGATGAGCTGTCGCATACTACTGAAGGCTCACATTTTCACAGGTTCGAATCCTGTATTGTTCGCTATGGAGAGAGTTAGAATGGCTACCAGTCAGTAATGGCTGTGCGTGGATAAAGCCTAATAATAAGTCCAACTACTCTCTCTATAATTATGTGTGCACAGTTAATAGATCTGGCTTATTAAAACTATTATTCCTCAGCATGAATTAAAACTGCTTTTTAAATTATTCGTTTAACATTTAATATAGCATTATGAAGTGGATATATAAGTTCATGGAAGTATACATATGGTTAGTTTTAGCTTTCCTTATGTTAATAGCATGTGTACAGCATATTCTTGCTGATAACAAATACACAGCCTTTGGTCTGTTATTTGTAGGAGTTTTATTCTTGTATGTATATATAAGAGAAAAGAGTAGGTTTAATTGATTTTCATAGAGGTTTAAGTGAAAGGGCTGATGTTATACGTCAGCTCTTTTTTGTTATTCCTCACAGACACACGTTGTAATGAGAAGAGAAAATCTTATGTTATTAGTTGCACTTGCAACTGTAACATTGTTGATAACTATAGGAATGGTTAGCAACTATAGTGGTGATAAAAAATACACCATTCAAACTAAGCATGGAATTTACCACACTGATTCATTTAGAATATATGGTAAAGGTATTGTCTTTGATGAAGATCATAGACAAGTTATAGTAATGGGAGATTTTGATATAACAAGTAAATTAAATAAATGAGAGGCATATTAATTGATGCATGGTCCAACGATGTAAGGGAGGTTACAATCGTTGAAGAAGCTGATACACTACAACAGATGTATGAGCTTATTGAATGTTCAACTGTAGAATGTGTACATCTACCAAATGGTAATGACCTATGGGTAGATGAAGAGGGATTATTATTCCTTACACAGAACAGTAGATTCTTTGTGTATAATGGTGTAATGCCAATACATGGAAGAGGATTAATTTTAGGGTTAGATCGTAATACAGGAGATTGTAAGAGCACAAAGCTGAAACTGGAAGATGTTACAGACAGTGTTGACTTCTATTCTATTGATGAAGTACGAGAACTAGTTAAAAACGAGTATTAATTTTTAAATAACACACAAATGGAGAAGATTGAATTTACCCACAACTCAGGTGAAATCCATGAGTCATTTAATTTAACAAAAGAGCAGGCTCACAAATTAGAGTCTGTTATTGTATTTGAGTCAATTGTAGCACGCTCTATTATTAAGAGAGATTACAGCGGTGATGAAGATTCAGCACCTCGTGTATTGCGTACAAAGACTGGCGTACTATCACGTTCTTTACAACATGCTAGTACAGAGATGGAGAGATTGTTCTTAACATTCTTATTCTCTACAAGAATCGAGGCTGCTAACACTGTATTGGCTGCTATAGAAGCATTTGAAGAAGCATCTAATGATTACAAGCTAAAGTCTAAGCTAGTTGATGCTGCACGTAGACACTTTGGTGATGCTATGACTACAGAACAGATTGAACAGCATCTTGAAAACATGATGGCTAAACAATCTAGACCATTGAAGCCATTCAAAAAGCTTATTCGCCAAGTAGAGAATTCTAACTATGACTATCAACTATTCAAAGCTATGCTTGATGAGGAAGAGTCATCGTTGTATATTGTAGAAATCATGGAAGATACTATGCATAGCCTCAAAAGACTAAAAGATGAGGGTATGTTTAAGATTGGTTCTTCAGATGAGGACGAAGATTAATTTGTGTGTGTAAAAATGAGGATAAGAGAGCAGCATTAACCTAAGTGTTGCTCTCATTCTCTAATTAAGCACGTTATAGTTTAATAATTGAATTAATTAACAACAAAGAAATGGAAAAAGTTAAATATTTTATACCTAATATACAGGTAAAGTGTATCAATGCATATTGTAGACAAGATGCAATTGCTACCGTGATACGTAAAACAGGATCAGGCAATGGTGTACTTATTAAATATGCAGACGGTTCTGAAGATGTAGCACGTATTGGCGAGAATGATAATTATGATCTAGAGTTTGTTAGTTCTAAAGATGAGCTATTACAAGAAGCTATGGAGCGTTATCCTAAAGGATGTTCATTTATATCACGTGGTGGAATGACAGTAGAGAATTTTGATGCAGAGTATCCTCATTGGTCTGATGATGGTTTTATTTATATCAGCTCAGTAACTCATGGAGATCTTATCGTTCGAGAGACAGATGGTAGATGGATGGAATTAATTACATCTAAAGATGTATCTGATATCAAGATAGGTGAAGTGATTAGAATCAAACCTCAAATTGAGCGTACATCGTTTTCATATTGTAATATGAAGCCTTCAGATGAGAGATTTGCTACTCATAGTGGTTGGGCTTCAGATAATCATGCAGAATACACTGTAATGGATGCATATTATGCAGAACATTTGAATAAATGGTTCTATAAAATAGGTCCTGAAGCATGGTATGCATCAGATGCTGTTACACCTATTGCAAAGTCTGTACCACAAGCTGAAGATGCATTTCCTGAAGAAGGACAATGTAAATCTGTTACGCCTGATTTAATAGCATATTTACGTAACACTAGAACTCCAGAGGGAGACCAATCTTTAAAAGACAAAGCTAAATCTGTAGCTTGGAATACAAAAGGATATTGGTATGTATCTCGTAGTTCTGGTAAGCAAGACTATCCTATTGGTTACTTACAACAATTTTTCACACAACAACCAAAAGAACAACCTATGGAGCAACAGCCCCAACAGCAGTTTGATTACACACCACAAGGTGGTTTTCAACTAACGCTTCCTCCTGAGATTGTAGGAGCAGCATTACAACAAGCTACACAAACACATTTCAGAGAGTCTGAGAAGAAGTTTGAGAAGCATCGTGAAGATGTTGCAGCTCTTGTAGAGAAGAAGAAGCAAATGATTGAGACAGAATTGTATCAGAAGTTTGAAAAGACTATCGGATGTGATTTTGTAGAGTTCAAGACAAAGGTTGTAGAAGATTATTTGACTTCTAAGCAAATTGTTATTGAATTGGGACAAGAGAAGAAATATGAATTCTCTCTTGAGGACAAGCATGAGCAATTACCAAAGATGGTAACATTTCTACAGTTGTTTAAGCAAGCTATGATTGTAGGTCCGTCAGGATCAGGTAAATCAACTATGGCTAAGCAAGCAGCTGAAGTTATGGGACTACGCTATGGTGCATTCTCTTGTAATCTAGAAGCATCTAAGTCAGAGTTAGTAGGTTTTGCTAACATTGACGGTTATGTAGAGTCTTCATTCTTAGATTTCTATGAGAATGGTGGTGTATTCTTGGTTGACGAGTATGATTCTATGTCTCCATCTATTGCTGTTGTTCTAAACGCAGCATTCGACAGAACTGGTATGATCGCTGTACCAAACAGGAAAGGTAAAACTATAGCTAAGAAACACAAGGATTTCTATTGTATTCTGGCAGGTAATACCTGGGGTTCTGGTTCTGTAGAATATCAAGGGCGTGAGATGCAGGATGCTGCATTCTTAGATCGTTTCAAGATGTGTCGCATCTTCATTGATTATGATCCACAGTTGGAGAAGAACATTGCTGGTAAGTATTACAAGTTCTTCACTAAGGTAAGAAACTACATCACTAAGAAGGTAGACGGTGAGAACTTCTCAACTCGTTCTATGTATGATGCTACAATGTTACTACAAAATGGTTTTGCAGAGAAAGACATTCTTACTATGATGTCTGAACACTGGGATGATGCATTGCGTAGAGACTTATTCAAAACTGTAGGTATAGAATACCCAGTAGCAGCATGAGAATAGTCAAAGAGAAGAAGATCTTTCGCATGTATTTTGATTCTGTAGATGATTTCTTTCAAAACAGTGATGCTAAACTATTACAGGAAAAAGGCATAGACCATTTACCTAGTAGTAATAGAGAGCATATTAAAGAAATTGTTAAAGGATCAAGTGCAAGTTGGCGTTATGGTGATGATAGAAGTAAATCAAAGTTTGAAGAAGTAAGATTTGATCCTAAGAAAGGTAAAGACTTATGTCTAGATGCAGTTAAATCAACTATGGCTGATAAGAGCTATAAGAAGTTGATGGCTAACGCCATGACATATCGTAGAAAACCTAAGTTTCAGGATGTAGGATCTAGACTATCTGTCCCACGAGCTATAGCTGGTGAGGATAAATACTTTGTTACTCTTAAAGCTGCCAGAAAACCAACAGTGCGAATTGCTATTAACATTTGTGGGAGTGCAAGTGTTGATAAAGCAGCGTTTGAACGTGTAGCTAAGACAGCTATTCCAACTATTTATGCGTTAGAACAAGCTGGTATTACTACAGAGGTGTATTATTGTGCATTTTCTGAAGGTACACATAATGGTTATAGTTATAGTGAACTAGCTGTAAAAGTTAAATCAGCCCAACAACGATTCTCTTGGACATTATTTGCTCCAATATTTTGTGTTGGTAGTTATAGAGATAACATCTTTACCGCGTGGAGTAACTGTGATGTAAACACTTGTAGTGGTCTAGGCAGACCAATGAGTCAATCATCTATAGAATCACTAAATAACCTTGGTTATGATTCTGTGATTGGTTTGAATGCTGTCGGTCCTGTAGAGAATGTAGGCTCTATTTTTAGTAAAATAAAGCTTAAAAAGTAGAGGTTAAATAATTAATGGTTTATAGAGCTCTTAGACTTTGTCTTTGAGCTCTTTTATTTTCTCACACTTTAAATTTTTACAAATGAAGATTGTCATTGAAAAAACAGGAAGATCATTCTTTCTACACGCACTACACTGGGTAGTGTTTGGTTTGTATGTGTATCAAACTATAGATCAGAGCTTGACAACAGGTCAGTTCTTAACTAGTTTGAATTGTGTCATCTGGATAAGTATTGCTTATGTACGTTTTCTGCAATTAACAGCTTCAGAAGCTAAATTGCAGATGTTAGAGACTGATATAGCAAGAGACATCATTGGTGGATTTGAGCAGTTCATGAGAGATAACAAGGATGAGCTCATTGGAGATCTTAAAGAAAACAAAGTTGTTAAAGTTAAATTAAAAGATAAAGATGAAAAAGGAAATTGATTCATTGACTAGTCTAGCTGTGTATGCTAGAGATTATGTAGAGCGTGTAGGAATTAAGCCAGTTGCTAACTACATTGATTTTGGTGATGGTCTTAGAGCTTATTCTACAGATGCATATGATTTCTTTGTTATGTATTATGATTTTGATACAAGACTAACTGTTCATACATTAGCAGGTAAGCTACATTCTTCTATTACTTTTAATACTGATACAACAGCAATTGATTTAGAAGATATGCACAGTAAAGCATTTAAAATCATCTTTGATTATGAAAAAAATCAAGCCGATGTATTAGAAAAGCAAAAGATTGCACAAATTGCAGAATTAGAATCTAAATTAGCACGTTTAAGAGATTTATAACATGGGCTATCAACCTGTAAAACTAATCTATAACTCATACCAGCCTTCACAATTGGAGGTTGGGATGTTGTTTGCTATGAGTGTTACTATAAATGAGCATTCATACTTGCATTTGAGGAAGCTTGAGAAGCTACCACGGGATATTGAAGAATATCTACAGCATAACGGACTACCTGTTAAGCCTTATTTTATTAGATCTATAGATTCTAATCCAGATGTTGCACCAGAGGTGGTGGCATATCCAGATCAAATTGCATACTATGAGCAAGATGGTCAACTGTTTGATTTTACAGTTGATGACATGAACTACATATGTATGGAAGATGATGGATATATCGGATTATACTTTGATGATGAGACAAACCAACCTGCATTAGAGGATGGTCGTGTTGTAGTAACATCAATGGATAATGTATTCAATGCTGATGATGTAGAATGGGTGGAACACGATCTAATAGAAAATGATGATTGGGATTGGGAAGAAGAACAACTATAACTTAAACTGACATGTTGAAGCACACATATATGGATGCTGCCCAGAAAAAAGCAGTGAGAGAGTTCTTAATAGAACACTTTAAGTTTAAGAATATAGTTGGACTAGCAGGTCCTGATATCAATGAGTATATTGAGTGGTGTAAAGCCAAAGGTTACGATGAGTTTGAAATATTTGAAGCAGATCCCTCTACAATGGTGTCACAACTTACTAGATTAAATAAGAAAGTAAGAATGACATTTACGTATGGAGATGTTCTAAAAGCAGATTCATCAAAAGAAGATACATTGTATGATCTTGATTTCTGTGCTAGTGTTCGTCATTTAAAAGAACATATAGCCAAATTCAAAGAGCATTTTATTATGACGTTTAGCACAAGAATTGGTATCCAGGAAACTATAGATACATTCTTCAGTGCAAGAAATGAGAAAATAATAAAATCAGAGGAAGTGTTCGATCCTCTACCACATACAGTGTTTACAACAGAACAAGGTAATTATTTATTCATCAAGTATCGTGACACATCATCAATGTGTTGCTTTGCAAAAATCTAACAAAAAAATGAAAGCAAACAAAGTAAGCAGAAAAGGTATCAAATTAAACTTCTACACAGAAGACCAAGTAAATGAGTTATTAACAGCAATTAGATCACAAGAATACAAAGGTGATCGTGCTATTGCAAGAGAATTTGCACAGAAGTTCGAAAGACCTGTAAATAACGTATATTCAAAAATACGTTTCCTAAATGGTAAAGCTAGTTATCCAGTTTACAAGAAGAAAGTGAAAGTGGTTGCTAAAGTTGTTGAACCAAAAATAAAAACGGTTAAACAAACTCCAGTAGCTAAAATTGAAGTGATTGAAGAAGTTAAACCTCTTACATTACCAAAAGGTATGACATACCAAGGTACAGCTAAGAAAGTAGAGCTTCATGCAGATCATTTCCGTGTATATTTTTAATCTAAATCAAAAAAGTTATGTCTATTAAAACACGCGTAGGTAGAATGGTTGAAGTAATCAACCAAAATAAAAAGAGAAACTCTTCTGATACATATTACTCTGTAATGCTGAAAAGTGATACAGGAGTTCATGAGTTCTTATTCACAAAGGTAGAGCTAGATGTAGCATTATCTCGTGCTCGTAAGAACATTGAAGATACATTAGAACAGAGTTTTATTTCTAAAATTATAGATTAATATGTCTAGGACTGATACGGGCACACTCTACTACGAGTGTGTCCACCCAGACAAAGATCTGTGGTGTGAATTAGAAATTGATTATCGTTTCTATCGTGAAGATGGTTATAGTCACGATGCTAATGGTGATGGTATGCCCGATGATATAGAATTAGACTACGATAGTAAAATGGTTTCCTATTGTGGAGAACCTGTACAAAGTATGTCTATACCTCATTGGGTAGATTGGGATAAGGTTAATAATTATGTATGGTCTAAAATCGATTAATTATGTCAGAAGTAGAAAAAGCTGAGGAGCTTATGAAAACCTTCTTTGAACTTGCGTATGATGCAGCACAGCTCGCACAAGATCAGTATGATGAACAGGAAAATCCTGCTCAATTTTTATTTTGGCACAGAGTTAAAATTTATATCAATGCACACAGCTAAAATTACTGTACAATCAACCTTTGAGCATATTGACAAAGAGTTGAAAAAAGAGTATCTTCGTGAGAAAGAACGATACTTAGAAAAATGGGGCTTGCGTTCTATTAAAACTAATACACCTAAAACTGCTTTACAAGTATGGCAATAGTAATTATTCTTCTCATCTCTGGACTGGTAGTCTGGAGATGGGTTGTAGGTATAGACTACATGCATAAACATCATGATCGTTATAACGGTGATGATTTATTTGGAGGACATGAGGAATAAATTAGAAATGTACATAGAGAATAGACTATTTAGAATCATTCTAAAGATGTTGAAACTTGTTGTATGGTTTATGAAAAAACATGATAGAAAAAACAATCAGATCAAGACAAGGATTTGAAGAGTCTAATATGCATTGTCCGTGGTGTGAACATGAGCACGATTTAAACACGATGAAAAGAATGTTTGAAAGCTCAGGTAACAAACTTACAATGATGACTGTATGTGATGGCTGTACTATGCGTATAATGCTTCAGAAGCATAAGCTTGGTAACTTTACTTTCTATAAGTATATTGATTACAAGAAAAGACGCATAAAAAAGGCAGGTTGGAAACAACAAAGATTTTATAAGATAATAGATTATTCAACAGAGTTTTCAAAATAATAAAAGATGGAATTATATAACTTTGTATTTCATTACAATCGCCACGAGAATTTGTGGTACGCTATCCATAGAGATAGGTATACTGATTACTGGAACGGAGAACGTGATATCCAGGCGGGGAAACCCATATTCTTTTCTACAAGAATGCAAGATGTTGTTGGTTTAGTAATAAATAATGAACAAGATGGAGAATAGAGAAAAATGTGTCATGTGTGGAGTAGATACTCCGTATGACAAATCAACACACGTTGATCATCGTTACAATTATGTAGATGGACTTGGTCAAATGTGTACTCAGTGTTATAGAGAAGCGACTAATCCAAAAGAGCATATTCTTATTCCAAAAGAATATGTACACATGTATCCTAATGATATGGAATTAGGACAAGTAGTGAGACAGTTCTATAACCAACAGTATAATTGATGCAAGTTTTAATTTATGACATCGAGACTATGCAGGAGTTCTTCCTGATGAATGTCTGCGAACCTGAAACAAAGGAATGTCACGAGTTTATGGTAAGCAAATGGCATAATAATCTTGATGCAATGGTTAAATTCATTGAAGATCATAAAGATTTTTATTTTGTTGGCTACAATAACTTACGATTTGATGCTCAAGTTGTAGAATGGATCTTACGTAACTACGATAACTGGCACCACAAGGACAATCTAGAGATTACTGCTATGATTGCCCAGAAGGCTGCTGATGTGATCCATGATGCAAACTTTGAGGTGTTTCCTGAATTCAGAGAACAAGATTTATCATTCAAACAAATAGATCTTTTCAAGGTGAACCATTACGACAATAAGAATCGTATGGTGAGCTTGAAGAGACTAGAGTTCGAAATGGATCTTGAGAACATTGAAGAGATGCCTATTCACCATAGTAAGGTGGATATGACACAGGAAGAGATCAACATCACACGTGACTATTGCAAGAATGACGTGTTTGCTACTTATGAATTCTATAAGATAACTACAGGTCAATGTGATCATCCATTATACAAGGGTAACAATCAGTTAGCATTAAGACAGGATATACAAGAGGAATTTGGTATACCATGTCTAAACTATTCTGATTCAAAGATTGGTGATGAGATGATTAAGAAGTATTATTGCCAAGAGAAGAAGATACAATATGCAGACTTACCACGTAAAGGTTTCTTTAGAAAAGAAATCAAGGTGAAGAACTGTATTGCATCGTATGTTACATTTAAAACTACGCAGCTACAACAGTTTCTAAAGAAAATGAAAGGAACAGTGCTAGGGCTGCAAGATGATTTTAAAGAACATATAGATTTCTATGGTAATACATATTCTTTTATGAAAGGTGGTTTACACACGGAGAATAAACCAGAAATATTTGAAGCAAATGAAGAATACGAAATCATTGATTGGGATGTTAGCAGTTACTATCCTGCTATTATTATCAATAATGGTCGCTATCCCGCTCACCTTGGTAAGGAATTTCTTGAGGGTTATAAACAAATGTTTAATAAGCGTTTGGAACTTAAACCGTTGGCTAAGAAAGACAAGAAGATAGCTGGTATTGTAGGAGCACTGAAGTTAGCTGTAAACTCTGTCTATGGTAAAAGTTCTGATATGCAGAACTGGATCTATGATAGACAGTTAACTATGTTTACTACTATCACTGGTGAATTGTCTTTGATGATGCTTATTGAAGCATATGAACTAGCAGGCATACATGCTATCTCTGCTAATACAGATGGTGTAACTATTCGAATTAAGAAAACAGACATACCAAAAATGCATGAAATTAATGCATGGTGGTCACAACTAACTCAATATGAATTGGAAAGAACAGACTATACAAAGATTATCTTCTCAACAGTTAACGACTATATTGCAGTTAAACCGAATGGAGAGATTAAAAAGAAAGGCGATTTCCTCACTGATTTTGAGTTGCATAAGAATAAGTCTGCTCGTGTTGTACCTATGGCTCTCGAACAATACTTCATTAATGGGACATCTGTCAATGAATATATTATGAGGCATAGAAACATTTATGACTTTGCAATGCGGCAGAGAGCTAATAAGGATTTTCACTTTGAGGGCAAGTCTGAAGCGGGAACTACAATCTACAATAAGCTTATTAGATTTTATGTCTCAAACACAGGAGAAAAACTCTTAAAAGTTAAGAATGCTGATTCTACATCTGGTGCTGCACCAATATCACAAGTGGAGGCAGGTGATTGGGTGATGACTGTATGTAATAAACTATCTAAAGATCATCCTATGGATAACATCAATAGAGAATATTATATAGAGCGTGCACAAAAAATGATAGATAAGATTTTACTTCAAGGAAGAAAGCCTATCTTTGTAGATCCAAATCAATTATCATTATTCTAATGGCAGGAACAGAGAAACAACGCGAAGAGATCAACAGGAAGTTGGTCTCTATGCAAATGGAGATGATAGGTCTCACGTATGAAGATGCTATGAACACAACAGAGTTCTGGCGTATTTATAGTTTAACTACAGAACAAACAGAAGCTTGGCGTAAGAAAGCTCTACCGTTGATTAGAAAAACCTTCAAGGTTAATAAATCAAGAGGAGAGATGATTATGGCAACTTTTGAGGTGACTTTAGGATTACGTATTTATGATCCTGTAGAAGTAGTAGAACACGATGTGTGTCCTGGTCCTCATTTAGAAGAGTTGGCTCATCTAAAACGTAAACCTAAACCTACGTTCTGGCAGAAAGTACAAAAGTTCTTTATTGGATATTATCGATGAAGAATTGGATGCTAGTGCTAGTTGTAGTTGTAGCAATTGCAAGTAGATTTATTATTACAGCTGGACCAGCTTGGGCTAACTTCTCACCATTAGGTGCATTAGCTCTATATGCTGGCTACCATCACTTCTGGAAAGGATGGATTGCTACAGCTGTCAGTGTAGTGCTATCAAACATAGTAATAAACAATCTATTGTACTCTCAGTATTATGATGGGTTCTCTTGGGGAATAGATGCAAACGTTATTTTGTTTGCAATGATCTCTGTTATAGGACAATGCAAATCAGAGAATGCATTTACATTGAATATTGCTAGTGTTCTGATGTTCTTTATACTATCTAATATGTTAGTGTGGTCAGGAACAATGTACACACATGATATGAAAGGACTTATAGAATGCTATACAGCAGCGTTACCATTCCTTGGTAATACACTATTAAGTCAGTTTATATTTGGTGGTGTGTTCTTTGGCATATATCGAACGTATGAAAAGTATATATTAGTAATATAAACTTAACAAAAAAGCCTCAGAGAGATCTGGGGCTTTTCTTTTACACTTCTTTATCAAGAATCAAAGGCTTCATATGTCTTCGTTCAGAACGAATGATTGTAGACTTTGAGAATTTAGAGAGTGTAGCTCCTAATGAAGAGCAAATTAACATAACAGCGAGTAGTAAGTGTATCATAGAAGTATAATTATTTTATACAAAGATACAGTATGAAGTTGTATTATGCTAATAAGAATTGCATTTTACCAAGAACTTGATAAAAGTTCTTTATTTATTTACATTTTAAATAACACACAATGAAAACATTAGTGCTAGGAGACACACATGGTCGTCCGTATTGGAAAGATATTATAGCAAAAGAAAGTCCAGATAGAGTGATATTTATTGGAGACTATTTTGATAGCTATGATAATTATACAGCTGCTGAGCAGATGGATAATTTTAAACAGATTGTAGAATACAAACAATCAGGACAAGCTGAAGTAATAATGTTAGTTGGTAATCATGACTATCACTATATGCGAGGTGTATCTGAGCATTATTCAGGATATCAAAGCGGTGCTGCACCTGCTATACAGCAATTACTAGAAGATAACAAAGAACATCTACAGATGTGTTATCGATTAATTGATTTTATATTTAGTCATGCTGGCATTAGTCACGATTGGTTAACTATTCATGGCTATAGCATAGAACATGATCTTATAGAATGGGTTAATGATAAGTTTAAATTCACTCCTAAAGTATTTGAGTTTGCAGGGTGGGAACCTCATGGAGATAGTCCAACATCATCTCCTATTTGGATTAGACCATTATCATTACTAAGATCAAATGCTGACACTCACTTACAAGAACATTTTGTTCAAGTGGTGGGACACACTCAAGTTAAAGAAATAAAGTTAACTGGTAATGCTACTATTGGTGAATACTATCTTATTGATACACTAGATACATCAGGCCAATACATGGTTATTGATATCACTTTAGATGGAGATAAAATAACATTTCCTGTATACAAAAAAGAAGAATAACATGGAAGATTATGAACACGCAGCAAGATTTGTTAAATTGAAAATTTATACTTATCTTTAAGTATGAAAACTTACATCTATATCCTCATAGATCCAGAAACTAACCAGGTTAGGTATATTGGAAAGACCAAAAGTCTAAAAAGACGTTACAATCAACACATTAGTGAGTGTTCTAAACTCAAAAGCCATAAGAACAATTGGCTATTGTTATTAAAGAACAAGAATCTTAGACCAGAGATGGTTGTAATTGATGAAACTGATAAAGATGATTGGGTATTTTTAGAACAATGGTATATAGAATTATATAAATCTTGGGGATATAAATTAACAAATCTTACAAAAGGAGGTGAAGGAGCATATGGTTATTGCCCAACACCTGAAACTTTAGTAAAAATGTCATTAGTTCAAAAAGGTAAAATTGTTTCAGAAGAAACTAGAAAAAAACTTTCATCAGCTTTCAAAGGTAGAATATTTTCTGAAGAGACTAAAAAGAAACTTTCAGAAGCTGCTAAAAAAAGAGGAATTTCAACAGAAATAAGAGAAAAAATGATAAATTCTAAAAAGAAAAATCCTTTAAAGCATAGTGAAGATTCAAAATTACGTATATCAGAAAAATTAAAAATTATAGCAAATGAAAGAAAGTATAAAAATAATAGATCCCCCAACTGATTTTATCAGCAGCACAGATTGGGAGTATGCGGAGGCCAAAGATTTCGTATATTTGTTGGCTGATCAGATGCTAGATGAGCATCTACCAAGAATTGAAGTTATAGACCAGGATAAAGTATTTAAAGATGAAGATAGACATAACAGTAGAACAATTCGAAGACACCATAGCGAAAGGATACACGATGGATATGGTGTTTCTGCTCTTGATGATTCACGAACAGTATGATGTTAGACTGATATCTGATGACAATCCTAAATTACAAATCTTGTGTCAGTCAATCCATAGAAAGGGATTGATAACATCAGAGTATAAGATAACAGAAACAGGAACCAAGCTGCTGGAGTATCTGAAAGCTAAAACCCGACAGAAGTTCGTGAAGCCTAAGATTTCAGCACAAGAGTTTGATGACTGGTGGGAAGCTTATCCTGGAACAGATTCCTTTGAATATCTTGGGAAGAAGTTTCAGGGAAGCCGCTCCCTTCGTTCTGGTAAAGAGGATTGTAGAATTAAGTTTAATGTAATTCTATCAGAGAAAGAATACACAGCACAAGAATTGATTGATGCAATGAAGCATGACGTTCTATTGAAGAAAGAGGCATCTGTTAAAGAGAATAAGAATAAACTATCGTTTATGCAGAACTCTTTGACATATCTTAATCAAAGAAGTTATGAACCATTCATTGAATTGATTAGAGCAGGAGAAGTAGTTAAACAATCAGTTAAACCTGTAGGAGGAACAGACATATGAGTTTTCAAGATTTAAAATTAGCTGTACAAGATGGCTTGAGTGGTAAGAACGGTGGTATACCCATGGGATTTGATAGACTGAATAGATACATTGGTATTCGTAAGTCTATGTATACGCTTGTAGGTGGTCTAACAGGTTCTGGTAAAACTTCATTCATCGATGATGCATATGTACTAAATCCATTTGATTGGTCTATTAGCCCAGAGGGACAAACGTCTGGGATTAATCTAAAGATCATCTATAGATCAATGGAGCGTAGTAGAACCTACAAGTATGCCAAGTGGATTAGTAGAAAGATCTTTCTAGATCAAGGTATTATTATTCCTGTAGGCAAGATGTTAGGTTGGACTGATAAGATGACTCATGATGAACATGATCTTTTCTTACAGTATGAGGAGTATGGTGAAATGATGAAAGAGAAAATCACTATCATCGATGGGCCAGAGAATCCTGTAGGTATAGCAAAGGAACTTAGAGATTATGCTATGGAACGTGGTGAAGTTATTGAAGTGGATAAGTGGAATAAGAAATATATTCCTAATGATCCTAATGAAATAACTCTTGTAGTTATTGATCACATTGGTTTGTTAAAAATCACTAAAGATCACCCTACAAAGAAAGCTTCTATAGATAAGATGTCTGATGAGCTGCGTTACGCCAGGGACTTCTATGGTTATTCACCAGTTGTAGTGTCTCAGTTCAATCGTGACATTGCTAACCCTATGCGTATTAAGAATGGTGATGTAGAACCTCAGCTAGAGGATTTTGCAGACAGTTCAGCAACACAGAATGATGCTGATGTTGTGTTGGCACTATTTGATCCTATGCGTTACAAGGTTGAAGATCCTAGCGGATATCAACTAGATAAGCTAAAGGATGAATATGGTGCAAAGTATTATCGTTCCCTAAGATTAATTAAGAATAGTTATGGCGAGGATGATGTACGAATAGGATTAGGCTTTCTTGGTCAGATTGGTATGTTTAAAGAACTACCAAGAAGAAAAGACATGACTGATTCTGATTATGAAGCAGTGGTTAATAAAACATATTTCTTACAACAATGACATTAAGAGATAAACGACAGAAAGAGTTTGCTGATATCTGGATGGCAAAGGAGTGGGGAATCCTCAATCTATGTCCTAGATTTGGTAAAATCTATACAACGATTAACATACTAGATAAGTATAATCCTGATATATCTATCTTGATTGCTTATCCAGATGCTAAGATTAAAGACTCTTGGGAAAAAGATTTTGAAACAAGAGGCTATAGTAATTCTAACATCACTTATACAACACATCTATCTATGCACAAGCATAGTAGAAACCTGTATGATATTGTGATTATAGATGAGATACATTTGTTATCTGATGCACAGCTTGATGCTGCGTATGATTTAACATTACTCAACAATAAAGTGTTAGGATTGACAGGTACGCTGTCCTCATGGACAGAAGCAGAGCTAGATCAAAGATTACAACTACCAGTGTTAGCACACTATCCTATTGAGCAAGCTATAGAAGAAGGAGTTATTGTGGACTATCAGATCACAGTGCTTAAAGTTCCTTTAGATAACAAAGTTATAGTGCCAATCAAAGGTAAGGATAGAACAGAGAAGAAGCATTTCGATGCTTGTAGTTGGGTGATTGATAAACTAGAAAAAGAAGGTAAGAATACAATGATGTTACGTCTGAAGAGAATGAGACTCATTCAAAACAGTGTAGCAAAACTTGCACTTACTAGACAGTTGCTACAGAAATATAATCAAGAACGTGTTCTTGTATTCTGTGGTACAACAGACATGGCTGATAATCTAGGCATACCATCACATCATAGTAAATCAGGAGATAAGGAAGCTTTCAAAAGATTTGCAGAAGGTGAAGGTAATCACATGGCTGTAGTAAAGATTGGCAATACAGGTGTAACCTATAAGCCTCTCAACAAAGTGGTATTGAATTACTTCGATAGTAATGCAGAGAACTTGGCTCAAAAAGTCAATAGATGTATGGCTATGGAGTATAACAATCCAGACAAGAAAGCAGACATTTACATCATCTCAACTGATGAACCTGTAGAGGAAAAATGGCTTAATAAAGCTCTAGAATTCTTTGATAAAGACAAGATTAGAGTTGTAAATGTTAGCAGAAATTCGTAAATTTAAACTAAGTATAAACTAAAACAAAAACTAAATATGAGCTCAAAGTTAATCGGTATTGTAGGGCCTACAGGAACGGGAAAATCCACATCCATCAAGCACCTAGATCCAAAAGAAACGTACATCATTAACGTTGCAAAGAAAGAATTACCTTTCAAAGGTTCTGAAAAACTGTATAATGCAGAAAATAAGAACTACGCAGAATTAGATGACGCAATTGATATCTCACGTAGATTACGTGCTATATCAGACAAAGCACCACACATTAAGAACATTGTGATCGAGGATTCAAACTACATCATGGGTTTCAACATGGTTGCACGTGCTACAGAGAAAGGTTACGAAAAGTTTACAATTATGGCTAGGGATATGGTTGATTTATTCCGTGAAGCTCGTAACTTGCGTGACGATTTGAAAGTGTTCTACTTTACACACCCAGAAACTGTTGAAGATGGTGGTGAGATTGTAGGATACAAGATTAAAACCGCTGGAAAGTTAATTGATAATCAAATTGTATTAGAGGGATTGCTTACAATCTGTCTATACACAAATGTTGAGGAATCAAAAGATGGTACTATTACCTATAGCTTCGTAACTAATCGTTACAGGAAGTTCCCAGCCAAGAGTCCTGATGGAATGTTTAGTGAAATCATGATTCCTAATAACTTGCAAGAAGTTGCAAACACAATTGATGAGTATTACAAATAAAGTTAAACTATAAACAAAGTAAAATTATGGCAATCGCTGGAACAAAAAGAGAGTCCTTAGAGACAAAAGAGTACCCAAAGAAAGTAGGTTTATTTGAAGCGAAAGTAATCGCTATCAATCCTGACAATGAGTGGTATAACGATGAGTTAGGCATTCAGTTGAAAGAAGACAGTAAGGCTACTGTTTATCTAGGAGTAACAGATGAAGGAGTTAAAACTCTACGTGTTGATGTGTGGTTACAAGACATCAAGACTTCTGACAAATTCAAAGTTACATTCTATTTGAAAGACAAAGCTATCATTAGCAAGTCTGGAAAAACACAATTTATCACAGACCAATGTACTACATCGTATGCAGAAAGTGAAGATTATTTACCAACTTGGTTCGTCAAAAGAGACTATCATGTCGCTAGAGAAGGTGAGCCAGACTTATGTACATTCTTGGCAACATGGACTAACATCAACTTCTACGAAGATCAAGACGCTAAAATTGTGTTGGAGTGGAAAGATTTGATGAAAGGTAATGTATCTGAGTTACGTGAGCAGATTGACGCTTGTACTAAAGAAACAGTTGTAGCAATGGCTACAGTTAAGACTGTTGAAACAGCAGATGGTGTTAAAGAATATCAGGCAGTGTTTAACAAAGCATTCATGCCAGGATATGGTTTACGTCAATTGAGACAAATTACTGTCAATAAAGATTATATCACTCGTATTAGCAGAAAACCAGCAAAAGAATTAAAAGTGTATGATCGCTTCATTCTTAAGATTGCAGGAGAGTATGGTTGCAAAGAGTTCTATTCATTCAATGAGTTAAAAGAATACAATGCAGCTGATAACTTCGTAGCATCTGATAAGGTTATTGCAGACGATGATGACATGTTTTAAAATCAAGCGTTATATACTGACAAAAGAGCCCATTCTATTTTAGTTTGGGCTCTCTTTTTCTAAACCAAACAAAGAAATGATACAAGGAGAAAAAAGAGTCAGTTTATCAAAAGAAGCTATACTTAGTAAGATAGGTCCATATGACATATTCAGGTATTATATGCCTAATACAAAATGGAGCTTAAATGTTACAACACATTCACCATTCAGACAAGATAGACGACCATCATTTGTTATAGGTAACAGAGATGGTACAATTCTTTTCATAGATTTTGCAGATTCTACGAAGAAAGGTGATTGCTTTAAGTTTGTACAGCTATTGTATAACATTCCTTTGTCTGAAGCAATGAGACTCATCGACAGAGATTTTGGTCTTGGGATTGTACATAAGACAAACGTAGGAGAATATCAGAGGATTATATCTGAATACAAAGCTCCTGAGCTTGTTGTAGAGAAAAAGTATTCCAAGATACAAGTAATAACCAGAGCGTTTACAAATGCAGAGCTAGAGTATTGGAATCAGTATCATCAGAGTGAAGATGATTTGAAAGCCAATTATGTTTATGCTGTTAAGAAAGTATATCTTAATAGAGAACAAGTGATCATGCAGGAGAAAGAGATGGTGTTTGGTTATCTTTATGGTGATAGATGGAAGATCTATAGACCACACGTAGATAAACAGTTTAAATGGGTTCCTAATAATGTACCCATCACTGCTATGGATGGACTAGAAGATATCAAAGACTGTAAGGTAGCATTCATTAACAAGTCAAAGAAGGATTACATGGTAATGAAGAAGATATTTCCATGTAGTTGTGCAGTTCAGAATGAGAGTATTGGTTGTTTCTCTGAAGAGAATGTTCAGTATATCAAAGAGAACTCTAGATTCCAAGTGTTATCGTTTGATGCAGATGGACCAGGAGTAAAGAATTCTAAGCTGATCACAAAGAAGTTTGGATTTGACTATTGTAATGTACCCAGAAAGTATTTAACTGAAGGGATTAAAGATTGGGCTGACTTAGCAAAAGCACACGGTATGCAGCCTATAGAAGACTATTTAAAAAAGAGAAGATTAATTTAAGAACAAAGAAATGGGAAGATATTATTCAGGAGACATAGAAGGTAAGTTCTGGTTTGCTGTACAAAGCTCTACAGTAGGAGAACGCTTTGGATGTGTAGAACAAGAACAAAACTACATCGACTATTACATTGATGAGGATGATAAAGATAAAATCATCGATGAACTCAAAGCAATTGAAGAAAAGCTTGGGGATGAATTAAAGAAGTTTCACGATTTCTTTAATAAGAACAATGGTTGGAACGATCAGATGTTAAAAGATGCAGGACTAGATCCTAGGTTAGTAGGAGAGTATGCAGACTATGGTTTTGGTCAGAAGTTACTAAAGTGTGTAGAAGAAAATGGTAATTGCAGTTTTACAGCAGAATTATAATTATGAATTGGGAAAAGTTTAAAGACAAAATTCACGAGAGTTGGCATGATAAGCTTCGACCATTTATAGAAAGTGAGGAATGTGATAAGATTTATGCATTTCTGAAGTCAGAAAGTAAGAGGGGCAAGGTGATTGTCCCTCAATCTGATGATGTATGGAGATGTTTTAAAGAAACTCCACTCACTAATGTAAAGGTAGTTATTGTAGGTATGTGTCCATATCATACAATGACAAGAAAAGGAGACATCGTTGCAGATGGTCTATTGATGGGTTGTAGCCATACTAATTATCTACAGCCTACACTTGAGCAGTTCTATGGTGGTATAGAAAGAGAGTTGTACAAAGGATTAGCCCTAAGCAGGAATAAGAATCCAGATGTAGCTTATCTAGCTAGACAGGGCGTGTTAATGTTTAACGCAGCTCTAACTACAGAACTAAACAAGGCTGGTGCTCACCAAGAGTTGTGGGAACCATTTGTTAAATATCTATTTGAGAATGTATTTCAGTTCTCTGGCATACCATTTGTATTCTTAGGTAAGGACGCAGGTAAGACAGCTAAGCATCTTACAGGTTTTGATTGGCAGTTTCCTGTTAGTCATCCAGCTTCCGCATCATACAAGAACACAGAATGGGATACAGAAGGTACATTTGGTAAGATTAATACATTAATTAAACAAAATAACGGTTTTGAAATAGACTGGTTAGAAAAAATAGAATTATGACAGATTTAAGCAATGTTAGTTCTACTCTATTAATTAAAGAGTTAGAGAATCGTGGTTTTTGGACAAGTTTTATATATGGTATTTCTGATGTTACACTAGCATTAGAACTTATTAATGATGCTCGAAATCCTGATGAATGTATTGTTTTATCAGAGGATGATAAATTAGAGATTATCAATAACTGTTTTGAGGATAATAGCTGTTTTAATATCGATAGAGTGTTTGTAGAGTTAAACACTGCTATAGATAATTATATTCTTAACGATTATGATAATGAACATTACTATCAAAAAAGAATAGAGATATGAGTGTACTAAGAATATATGGTGTAGATATGGAATATGTATCTGGACCTCTTACAAAAGAAGCGTTTATGAACTTAGCCGAAGAGCTAGGGTATGTATGGACAATTGAAGGATTCGAAGATGAATTCAATTCAGGATTTATGAATGATAACATGATTATTCAATTTATTGATTTAGAAGATGGAAAGTTTTAATTTTTATATCGATGAGAAGAAAACCATTTGGTATCGTGGTTACTTCAGCATAGAAGCAAACACTGTAGAAGAAGCTAAAGAAAAGGCTAAACTATACATTAAGAATGATACAGATGAAGATAATTGGGATTGGGAACAATTAACTGATACAACAGAAAGCCTAAGTATTGGAGACAATGATGGATGGCCAACTAGAGAGTTGTATGATGAAGAAGGTGAAATGATTATAGACAATTTAAACACAGAAAAATGACAGATTTAAAACACTATCAAATATACGTGCAAAACACCAAGGATGGTGGTATGGATCACGATTATGATTTATTACAACTAGGTAATAGATTAAGTTTATCTCATTCTATGGGAGAACAATGGAGCAAGAGTGGCAGAGGTGAGATAGTAGGAACTATAGAAGATGATGGTAATGGTATTATTATTCAACTAGAGGGTAAGAAGAAACCTATAGAGCTAGACTACAAACAAGCAGCTGAACTACAAATGTTATTAGTTGCTAGTCTTGAGAAAGATTATGTTACAGAGTTTAGATCAACACAGCCTGTAATATCTTATTCAGGTTTGTCTGATTAGTTTGTTACCTTTTTATGTATATTTGTAACAAAAATATACATATGGCTAAGAGAGCGATAACTCCTAAGACTAGAAACTCTGGAACAATGACAGAATCAGCGTTCTGGAGTTTCATTAGGAGTGGATTAAGACAGAAGTCTAGATGGTGGAAGCCTATAACAGAATGTAAAGCTAAGGCTAAGCGTCCTTACAAGGGTCCACTAAAGAGACAGAAGTTTGAATATCAGTGTAATCAATGTAAAGGTTGGTTTCCAGAGAAGAAAATAAATGTAGACCATATCGTGCCAGCAGGTACACTAACTTGTGCTCAAGATCTTCCAGGATTTGTAGAACGTTTGTTCTGTGAAGTGGATAATCTACAAGTGATGTGTGAACCCTGTCATGATATTAAAACCCAAAATGAAAATGGACGGAGAAAAAGAAATCGCAAGGCTGTCAATAAATAAGACACACTCGTTTACAGAGATTTGGTATGAGGGTAATGTAACTTTTGAAGGAAAGGAACACAGCTTCTGGGTTGTAGATCCACGAGGTAAAGATCCAGATGGTAGAGAATACGCTGTAGAAGTGAGGTGGTGGTTCAAGCAAGTACCACGAGAAGTACGTGCAATGCACGATCAAATAGTAGAGGCATATAAAGAAATGAAAGATGATAACAAGAACTGAGAAAGAGTATAGAGCTGTCCAAATGGATAGCTCTTCTAGTCTAAAAGAATTTTCTGTAGACAGAAAGAAGTATCACAAGAAGTATATTCTTGAGGAGAAGGTTGAAGATGATGAGAACAAAGCTGCTGTAATGGGTAGAGTTGTAGAAACATTACTACTAGAGCCAGAATTGTTTGAGAGTAGATTTCACATGTCTACTTGTGAAGGTGCACCAACAGGATTGATGAATGATTTTGTGGAGGCGTTATACAAGAGAACACTAGAAGCTACAGATGTATTTGGTAAAGTTGCCAGAACATTTGAAGACATCTCTAAAGATGCTTATGTAGATTCAGGATTCAAGATTAAGTATGAGGCTGTAATGAACAAGTTCGCTGGTTCTGAAGCAGAGACATATTATGATGAAATTCGTGTTGTCAGAGCTAAAGGATTAACTGTAGTGACAGCTAATGACATGAACAATGCAGAACGTATTGTAGCTGAGCTTAGAAACAACTTTGTCACTAGAGATATAGTTAATCTAGTTAAGAGTTCTCGCTATGATGTCTACAATCAATATCAAGTGGAAGGGTTTGATGTACTAGGTTTGCAGTGCAAAGGTATGATGGATAAGATCATTGTAGATCACGAAGCAAAAACTTTACAAATATATGATCTAAAATGTACTTGGTCTGTTGAAAATTTCTACGAAGAATATTATCTTTATAGAAGAGCTTACATTCAGGCATATGTGTATTGGCAAGCAGGATTACAAATCTTAGAAGATCTTGGAATACCAGAATATCGTCTAGAATATCCAAGTTTTATAGTTTGTGATTCTACAAATTACATGAATCCACTTATCTATACACTAGACTTAGAAGATCTTGAAGATGCAGCTGTAGGATTCTCACATAAAGGAAGAAACTATCCAGGTGTAAAGCAGATTATATCAGATTTGAAGTGGGCTAAAGAAACAGACACTTGGAATATTTCCAAAAGTCGTTATGAATCAGGTGGAGTTGTAAACATTAGACAATAGTAACAAAATGGAGATTAAGAAGACGATAACAAGTATTTTTATGGTTCCTACATTGAAGATTGATAGGGGAAACTTGCGAGATAATGGTTTTCTAAACGCATACATTGCAGATAAAAGAAAAGATGTACAGCACAAAGATGCTGTATATCTTCTCTTTAAACCTGAAGATCTAGATAAGTTCAGAGAGTTCTTAGATAAAGAATACGAAAGAACCAAAAATGTAATGGATGATTATGATTACGAAGATGGTTATGTTGTAGTAGTGTACAAACTTAATCCTAAATGGAAGAAAGACTTCCTGTTAGTCAGAGAAGGTTTGTATTCTCGAACAAGTGAAGAATTTCAAAAGTTATTTCCACAAGTTATCAAAGCAGATACAAAACGCGGAATACTCAGAGATCAATTATCATTGCAATTTAGAGTTTTCACAAGATCCCCCGAACTAATTGATTATTGGGAAAAGAAACTAGATGTTGTCTTTACAGATGACATGGAGGTTTGGGATGGTTTCACTATCCAAAATGAAATATTAGATTTAGAAAAACTTAAAACAGAAGAATTAGTATGATAGAGATATTAAAAGAACATCCAAAAGCAGCTGAAGTAATGAAAGAGTATTATATCGATCTAATGATTGAATCAGCACAAGATTTACCAGCTCACTTTAGAGAATTTCTACAAGATAAAGGACTAGAGATGTCTAACATTGCAGACATGATGGAGGCAGCTCCTAGAAATCTATTCGATGTATTTGATAAATATGAAATTATTATCAGTATTACATACGATAGACATGCTAATAAGTTCTGCTATTTTGTAAATGAATATCAAGATAAAACACATTTTAATACACGTAAAGAAGCTGATAAAGATGCTGTAGCAACAGCTCTAACTTTACTAGAAGCTAAACTAAATGCGTTAGAAAAAGATAACGAAGAAAGTTAATAACAATTTTAAAATTTACTTGTTAATTGAGAAGGTCTGTGGTAATTTGCAGACCTTTTCTTTTAAAATTTAAACAACAAAAACATATGGATTTAGGCTTAGAAGCTCTATCAAAAATTACCTACAAGTTAGCTTGTCCAGTATGTGGAAAAGATAGGGAATTCAAGAGCAAATCTTTCTTTTACAAAGCTAGGAAACACAATAAACCTTGTATGTCTTGCTCTAATTCTATAAAAGCTGGAGGAAAAGGGAATTTATATCATGGTGATTCTAAAACTTGTGCAATATGTGAGGTGATAAAACCATTGACTGAGTTCTTTAGTTACAAAGCTGGTAATCACCACTCATGTTGCAAAGACTGTTCTAAGTCAAAATCTCATAAGTATCACAAAAATACTTATAGGTTTGCTAAGTATGGTATAAGTAAAGAACAGTTTGATGAAATGATGGTAAATCAAGATAATAACTGTGCAATATGTAAGAAGCAATTACATGATGAAATAGATATTGATCATGATCATACAACTGGAAAGGTCAGAGGTATTCTATGTGGAAAGTGTAATAAAGGATTAGGTCAATTTGATGACAATGTGGAGTTTTTGAAGAACGCAATAAATTATTTAAACAATGAGTAATATAGAAGACTTAATCAAGACACAATACATTAGTCTCGACTCAGCACAGTTAAGAGTGTTTGTAGATGATGTAGATAAATTTGAACCTGTATTCAATCTGCATAAATATGACCATATAGAATATACTGGAGGTTCTGTTGAGGATATTATACCAGTATTTGTTCCTGACAAAGAAAAGAGAGCAAAGTATAATATACCAAGTTTTGTAGAGGATATAGCAATTTCAAGTGATAAAACATTTGGCCATTGTCTTATCATATCAGTAAACAGTTGGTATGATATTAATTTACTTCATGATTGGATTAGTAACTATTTAAAACAAGATAATAATGAATAATACAAGTACAGATTTAGGACTCCAGGCATTAAGTTCTATCACGGTTTTTAGTAAGTATGCCAAGTATATTCCTAGCAAGCAGCGTAGGGAAACTTGGGATGAAATTGTCAATCGTTATGAGGACATGATGATTGCAAAATACCCACTGATGTCACAAGCAATTGTGGAAACAGCAAAGATGATTCGTGAGAAAAAGATCTTACCATCTATGCGTGCTCTACAGTTTGCTGGGCCAGCAGCAGAGGTGAACAACGCCAGAATCTATAACTGTTGTTATCTTCCTATTGATAGCATTCATAGCTTCTCTGAGTCTATGTTTCTATTGTTAGGTGGTACAGGTGTAGGTTATTCTGTACAAACACATCACGTTAGTCAACTGCCAGAGATCAAGCGTCCTACAAAGTCTCGCAACTATCTTATAGAAGATTCTATTATGGGATGGGCTGATGCAGTGAAGATGTTAGTGAAAGCTTATTTAGCTGGAGGAACAATGCCTAAGTTTGACTTCCGTGCTATTCGTGAGAAAGGTGCAACATTGGTAACAGCAGGTGGTAAAGCACCAGGTCCTGAGCCATTAAAGCTATGCCTAGCACACGTTCAAGCTATCCTTGATAGAAAGCATGATGGAGAGAAATTAACAAGCTTAGAGTGTCACGATATCATGTGTCACATTGCTAACTCTGTATTAGCTGGTGGTATCCGTAGAAGTGCTATGATTTGTTTGTTTGATCATGACGATGAGTCTATGATTACATCTAAGTATGGTAACTGGTGGGAAACTAATGAGCAACGTGGACGTGCTAATAACTCTGCTGTATTAAAGCGTGGAGAGATTAGTGAAGAACAATTCAAAGCTCTATGGAAACGTGTAGAAGCTTCAGGATCAGGAGAACCAGGATTGTATTGGACTAACAACTTAGACTGGGGAACTAACCCATGTTGTGAGATTGCTTTACGTCCTTATCAGTTCTGTAACTTATGTGAAGTGAATGTATCTGATGTAACAGACCAAGAAGATCTAAATGCTCGTGTAGCAGCAGCTGCTTTCTTTGGTACTCTACAAGCAGGATTCTTTGACTTTCATTACTTACGTCCTATCTGGGCAAAAACTACACAGAAAGATGCTCTATTGGGTATTGGTATGACAGGTATTGGTTCAGGAGAAATCTTGAAATATGACTTAGCAGTTGCTGCTGAAGTAGCAAAAGCTGTAAACAGAATGATTTCTGAGAAGATTGGCACAAACGAGGCAGCTCGTGTAACTTGTATCAAACCATCAGGTACTACATCATTGGTATTAGGAACAGCTTCTGGTATTCACGCATGGCACAATGATTTCTATTTACGTACAATGCGTTTCAACAAGAACGAAGATATTGCTGTGTATCTAATGAACAATCATCCTGAACTATGTGAAGATGATGTATTACGTCCTAATGATACAGTTTGTGTACGTATTCCAGTTAAAGCACCAGAAGGTTCTATCTTACGTACAGAAACACCTATAGATACGCTTGAGCGTGTTAAGCTATTCTCTACAGATTGGATTAGAACAGGACACGTTAATGGTGATAACACTCACAACGTATCAGCTACTATTTCTATTAGAGATGACGAATGGGAATCTGTAGGAGATTGGATGTGGGAAAATCGTAACACTTATAATGGTCTATCTGTATTGAACTACTGGGGTGGTTCATATCAGCAAGCACCGTTTGAAGACATTACAGAAGAAGAATATAATAAACGAATTGTTACACTTAAAGAACTAGATTTAACCAATGTCAAAGAAGCAAACGACAATGTTGAATTCGGACAAGTTGCAGCTTGTAGTGGGGGTGCATGCGAAACTAATATCTAAATAATTTGGTAATCTGACATTTTATACATATCTTTGGATAAATAAAATGTCTTATGAAAAGTCAAAATGAAATAGGTAAAAAGTTTGGTAAATTAACACCAATAGCAACAGAAAAAGATAAGAATGGGTATAACTCAAGATACATTTGTAAATGTGATTGTGGTAATACCCATTCTGTTGCTAAAACTCACTTAAGAAGAGGACTAATTACTCATTGCGGATGTGTTCGTAAAGTAGGAGCTAGTCATCATCAGTGGACTGGGGTTGGTGAAATATCATCTGGTTTTTGGTATGATCATATAGTAAGAAGTGCTAATGGTTCTAAAGGTAATAGAAATGAAAAAGAACTTACATTAACTATTCAACAAGCTTGGGATTTATTTCTTAAACAAGATGGAAGATGTGCGTTGTCTGGTACAAAGTTACAATTTCCAAAAAGAGCTAAAGATGAATCATGGACCGCGTCATTAGATAGAATTGATTCTTCTAAAGGATATATACCTGGTAATGTACAATGGGTACATAAAGATATTAATATCATGAAAAATAAGTTTGATAATGATTATTTTATACATGTATGCAAACAGATAAGTCAAAAAAATTAAAGGTGCAGGCGGAGCATGTGCCACTGAATAAAGTAGTGATGTCACGCGAGTTTCTCTCTAGTAGAGGAACTTGCTGTGGCAACATGTGTAGAGAATGTCCATACAATCCGAGACACACTGCGGGGACAACTCAAAAATATTTTTTTCCATAGTGAATTAAATTAAAGTGAAAAAATTAGTACAAATAGCCTAGGTGTTTTACGTCTAGGCTATTTTATTTTTAATGAATATTTCGTAAATTTACATATAACAAAAAGAACTAAATCATGGCAAAAAAGCAAGCAAGTGAAGCTTCGGGTAAATCGAAGCTAGAGGACGCATTGGACTCTTTAAACAAAAAGTATGGTGTAGGTACAGTGCTTACATTAAATACAAAAGCGTATGGAGAATACGATCTTATCTCAACAGGATCTATAGGATTTGATCATGTTGTATTAGGCGTAGGAGGTTTTGTAAAGGGTAAACTTTACGAACTTATGGGATGGGAAGGCTCAGGTAAGTCTACAATTTGTGGACATGCTGTAGCTAACTGTCAAAAGAATGGAGGGAAAGTTTTATATATCGATGGCGAACATGCTGTAGATAAGAAATACTTCCAAGCATTAGGAGTAGATGTAGATTCAATGTTACTAGCTCAGCCATCTTGTGGTGAGGAAGGTTTCAACATTGCACTAGACTTGATCAACACTGGAGAGATTGATCTTGTTATTATTGACTCAGATTCATCATTGATTCCTAAGAAGATATTAGATGGTGATGTAGGTGATTCTAACATTGGTCGTAAGGCTAAGTTGAACAGTGATACATATCCTAAGATGAAAACTGCATTAGCTAGAAATAACACCTGTGCTATTATAGTTTCTCAGTATCGTGAGAAGATTGGTGTAATGTTTGGTAATCCTACTACAACTCAAGGCGGTCATGCATTAAAGTATGGTGCTGATGTTCGTATAGAAGTTACCAAGTCAGCAGCTAAGGATGGTGATTTCCAATATGGTAATGTTACTAAACTTAAGTCTGTAAAGAACAAGATGTCTCCTCCTTATAGACTAGCTCAGTTCGAGGTGGTATATGGTGAAGGTATTGATCGCATTGGTGAGATCTTAGTATTAGCTAATGAGTTTGAAATCTTGCGTAAGTATGGTAAGACTATCACTTATAACGATGCTAAGTATGACATTGATGAATTTAGAACTCTATTAGAGGATAACGAAGAATTCTTTGACAAACTACGTCAAGATATTATTAATAAAATTAATCAAACAGAACTTCCTACAGAGGAATTAAACCAAGAAGAAAATGAAAGTGAACTTCAAGAAATTAGTGCCGACAGCACAGAAGCCTAAATTTGGCAAACCAGGAGATGCAGGTGCAGATCTTGTAGCTACAACAGTAGAAGCTGTTGAGCGATTTAAAAATGGTCAAATTGTATATGGTACAGGTATTGCAGTAGAGATACCTGAAGGAATGGTGGGATTAATTTTCCCACGTTCCTCTATACGCAACTACGATTTAGTAATGGCTAACTCAGTAGGAGTTATTGACAGTGGATACCGTGGAGAAATCTTTGTTACTTTTAATGTAAGAGCTGATCATAAAATACTTGATGCAACTGAACATGTAGATACTGTTGAGGACATTCTTGTACACGTTGAGGACGAAGATTTTAAAGTATACAAAGAAGGTGATCGTATTGCTCAGTTAGTAATTGTACCTGTACCATTGATTACTTATTCAGAAGTAGATGAGTTATCAGAAACATCTAGAGGAGATAAAGGACATGGAAGTACGGGTAATTAAAACTTTAACAGAAGCTATAGCAGAATCTGAAATACAAAAAGTTACAGATCCATACGGAGCACATAAAGTTATGAAAGAAATACAAGAACGAGAGATGGTCAATCACCCTGATCACTACCAGGGAAACAAGACAGAAGTTATAGACATCATAGAAGACTATAACTTAGGGTTTTCATTAGGCAACGCTGTTAAATACATTCTTAGAGCTGATAAGAAAGGCAATAAGAAACAGGATCTTGAGAAAGCTATCTGGTATATTAATAGAGAACTTGATAAATTTAGAGGATGAAAACATGCAGCGTAGAAGGCTGCGAGAATAGAATCTGGTCAAAGGGTTTATGTCTTAATCATATTAAGCGTAAACCCTTACCTGCTTCTAGGCAGCTAGGAATAACTACAAAAGTTAAAGCCTTTGTAGACAAAGAGAAGATTAATAAGATGCGATCTTTCTTTATGGAGATATGGAATAAGAGAAAACATTATTCTGAGGTGAGTGGAACTTACTTAGGAAGTGAACCAATGTCAACTTACTTTCATCATATTATGCCAAAAGAAAAATATCCAGAACTTGCATACGAAGAATCTAACATTATTTTATTAACTTTGGATGAACATACTGCTGTAGAAGGTGATATGTACAAATATGAAGAAGTTAATAAACGTAGAGAACAACTTTTAAACAAAATAAACCAATGACAAACCAATTCTTTTACACTCGCACAGAGGGAGACAAGGAGTACACAGACTCTTTCAATGTAAACAAAGTAATTCGCAGCATCGCATTTGATGATGAACTAGTTATTCTACTAGATGATATTCATGAGCGTGTTGAGGAAGTTCCTACACTTAATCCTAAGACTGGTAAAGTAATAGGCGTACAGCGTAAGCGTGACATCTTCCAATCAGATATTCATTTGAAAGGTGATGATATTGCAAGATTTAAAAAACTAACAAACATTCAATTCTAATGGCAGATTTCAAACTATTACGCGGTAACAGATTGTTACTAGACCTTCCTAAGAAAGAAGAAGGTAAACTTATTGTGGACGAGAACACAAAAGAAGCTCTTGAGAAAGAGATGATGCAGAAGCTAAACAAGCTTACAGTGTATTCTGTAGGTGATCTTGTTACAGACATTAAAGCAGGTGATGAGATCCTAGTAGATCCAGCAGCGTTAAGTAAATCTCCTGTGATTCCTATCGGTGGAGAGAACAAGTTATTGGTATCACCATTTGACGTTATTCTTGTTTGGTAATGAGAGATATCATAAAACAAATTACAGAGGCTAAGCCTGACTCCATACATGATGTAATCCCATCAGAATTTTTTACTAAATATGATAGTTATGATTATGTATGGAGTGGTAATTGCTTCGAGTGGTATTGGGCACTAGGAAAGGTGCTTAAGCCAGAGAGCTTTATGGAGATTGGTGTTAGGTTTGGATTTAGTTTTCTACCTACCATTGCCTCCTCTCCTAACATGAAATATGCATTAGGTTGGGATCTTGAAACATATGGTAATAATCAGATAGCTAATGAAAACATTGGTGAATACTACAAAGGAGATGCCAAGTGGGAGATCCAACACGTAGATTCACAGTTAGAAACTGAATTACCTCAGTTCTTTGATCTTATTTCTATAGATGGATGCCATGATTTTGATTGTAAAATTCATGATCTTAAATTATGTATTGGTAAATGCCATTATGTAATCTTAGATGATTATGATTATCATCAAGATGTCCGTAACTCTACTGATAAATTCTTACAAGATTATGCTGAACACATTGAATGGCACGAATATCTTCCTACGTTCAGAGGAAGTCAACTTATTAAATTCAAATCATGATAAATAAAATCATCCACCAAATTTGGGTTGGGAATTACCCTATTCCAGAAAGAGAAACTGCTCTCTATAAAGAAATTAGAGAAAAGCATCCTGATTACGAATATCATTTATGGACAGATGCAAATCTTCCTATCATACCTGATAAATTAAAACCAATGTACGATGAGATGTACAGACAACAAGACTTTGTCTATTGTGCTGATATGCTTCGTTGGTTAGTAGTTTATGAATATGGTGGATGGTATCTTGATATTGATTGGGAATACAGAAAACATTTAGATGGATTAAACATTGATCATAGAGATGGTATTGTATTTGGTCATTGGGGAGAAGGTTGGCAGCATTGTGACTACACTATAACTAATAACATTTTTGGTTTTGCTAAACATCATCCCATGGTTAAACACATGATTGATACTATGCCAGTTCAATTAGGATATGGAAATGCTCCTTATTCACCAGGTTGGTGTGGTATAGAATGTAAAGCCTATCTTGGTTTAGAAAATGAATTCAGTAATGAGATATGGGAATACCATAGAATCATGAGAGAACATTTAGATCAACATAACATAGAGTATGGAGACTACAATACTTTTCAAAATGAATACTTCAAACATCATGCATTATATTCATGGTCTTTAGAAAACAAAAAGCTTTGGCAACAAGGATTAGTTAAATAACATCATGAATATACTCTTACTTACTTCTTGTAATAGAATTAAACAAACTCTATTATCTCTATCACTAAATGCCCAGACTATTAAAGGGCCCTTTAGTATAGTTATTGTAGACAACTCTACGCCTGGTGTAGAAGCTAATCAAGCATGTGAACGCCATCAGGGAGAAGATCCTTATAATGTTGTAAAACCTCACAACTATTGTTCTGATATATCATTACTTTATGATATGGAACAATACTTACCTAATAATGTTGAGCAATATAAAGTGATTCACACTTCTCCAAGACTAGTTAAGCAACGTGGAGAGTCTACTTCTGTTGCTATGGGGCTTATGCAAGCAGCACTGATGGGAGAAAGACACTACGGTAGAGAAAACTACTGTTTGAAAATAACAGGAACGTCTATTCTTAAATATGATCTACTTAGTGAAATGCCTAGTAGATTAGAAAATGCAGGAGTGGTGACATGGCATAGAGCTAATATTGGTGGATATGAACGTTCAACTCGTGTATTTGGATGTAGACCAGATGAACTAGTTCCTCACATTGCTAAAGAAGGATGGAGTGCTTGGTGTGATGACACTAGTGGTATATTTGAACAACGCTTTGCTAGAATGATCATTAGAACATTAGGCGAAGAAAGAGTTAACTATACAAAAGATGATGAAAACGGGTTGTTATTAGAAGGCGGTATGGCTATGCAAGATAGTTATGCAAGACAAAGAATAACTCAGTTCATAGAAGAAAACGGTATAGATGTAAATGCTACACCATATTTAAGAGAATTTACAGAAGGTAAAATTTGGCCATGAAAGTTATAACTGCAAGTTACGGACCTTTGGATGTTACAGATGTAATTAATGAAAATTACATTAACGATGGTGCTATTTCATTTTCTGTAAGTAACGATGTCTTTGGAGATTCTATGCCAGGAGGCGTAAAAGAATTAAAGATTTCTATAGAAGATGAAGGTGTAATAAACAACTACGTATATAAAGAAGGTGAGCTGTTTATATATCCTATATCTGAAGAAGAAGAAACTCGTAAAAAGTTTCTTAGAACTATTGATAGAAGAGACCTATTACAATTGTATAACATCAAAGGTTTAGGTATAGAAGTTGGTGTACAGTCAGGACAATTCTCAAAAGATATTCTTAATAGAACTACAGACTTTCATCTAATAGCTTTAGATTCTTGGAGAAACATTCCAGAAGGTTATGAAGAAGGAGGTAATACAGAAATGGAAGTTCACATAAAAAACCTCATTAATACACTACGTATATTAAGTGAAGATTATGAAGGTAGATTTACAATTATGCGAGAGCTATGTGAAACAGCTTGTCACTTCTTTAAAGATGAGTTATTTGATTTCATATATTTAGATGCTAATCACTCTGAAGTTTTTGTAACTGAAGAACTAAAACGATGGTATCCTAAACTTAAGCCAGGAGGATTGATTGCGGGACACGATTATGTAACTAGACCAAATAATACTGCGTTCGGAGTGAAAGATGCAGTAGATAAATTTTTTAAAGAAAAAAACCTAAAGTTTGAGGTGTGTGATTTTGGTTGCTGCCCAACTTGGTTTCATATAAAACAATAAACCAACATGAAAAAAGTAAGCTTTGTATGTACATCATACAGAAGATTCTATTGTGTAAGAAGAATTCTTTCACAGTTTTACGCACAGACATATCCTAACATTGAATTAATACTATTCAATACAGATATGGAATATCCATTTGAGTTAGCAAATCCTGATACTAATATTGTTGTAGTGAATAACGCAACTGATTATCTTACAGGTGAACCATACAAGAATAGAGGACAAATCTGTAGAGATGCGGTTACGCACGCCACAGGTGACTATTTCATGTTAGCAGATGATGATGATGTGTATTTACCATGGCATATACAGCAAGCTGTAGAAGGTATAGAAGAATGTGGAAGAGATGCTTGGAAACCAGAAAGAAGTTTCTTTGCTGCTCCAGGAAAGGTAGAGCTAAGTATGAATACTATGGAAGCTTCTGTTATTGTAAAGATGGAAAGAATCCGTGAGATTGGATTCCGTAGTGATCTTACAGGATTTGAAGGGCTTAGTTGGTATATGCAACTTCGTGATGAGAAAGAGTTAGATGAACATACTCCAGGTTATTTACCATCGTATTGTTTTAATTGGGATGATCCAGCAGAAATATCAGGACATAAGCAATCAGGAGATATCAACAACCCTGAAAACTTTGAGAATCACAAGAAAGCATCTGGAGACTATGCTAAAGGTCCAATAGAAACTGTTAGTTATAATGAACTATATAATTTCTATAAACCATATTACGACTTTATTAGTAACAATCCAGAACAGATTAATCAAGAGTATAAAGAACGTTACTTTAAGTAAAAAGAAAAAGGAGGCCAATGGTCTCCTTTTTACTTATATTAAAAACACAAAAATGAAAAACAAATTACTATTTTGATAGTCGCTTTTGCTTCATAGGAGCCATAGGACTTTTTAATCGTTTTATATTATCAGCCTCTCTCATGAAAGGCTTATCAGGTGCAGGGTTCTTTACCTTTGGTGCTTTACGTGGCTTGCCAGATTTCTTAGCTTTACCAGCAGTCATATTACTTGCAGCCATATTTGCATTTCTTCATAGAACCACCCTTCTTCATCATAGCAGGAGCAGAAGTTACAGTTGCACCCATTTGAGCTTTCTTAACAGAAGCACCTTTCTTAGCAATTACACCACGACCTTTTAAGATATCGGCCTTAGTTACCTTACCATCTTTATTAAGATCAGGGAATGAACCACCAGACTTAGCTTTAGGCTTAGGAGCAGGTTTTTTAGTTTTATCTATAGAAGGACCTGAACCTGGACCATCGCCAAACTTCTTGTAGTTATCTAGTTCTTTCTTTTTTGCAGCACCTTTGAGCTTACTGAAAGCACCAATTTCGCCACCCATTTGCATTTTTTTCTTAATAGCCATGATTATTTCTTTTTAGACATTTTAGTTGCACCTAATTGTTTGTCTTTCTTCAAGACAGCTTTACCCTTAGCACCTGCTAAAGTTTTCTCTTGTACCTTAGTGTAAGCACCTTTAGGATCTACAGGTCCTACACGTTTTGTAGAAGCTTTTAATCCTGAAAGACTGCCGCCTGATTGCATTTTCTTTTTCATTATTATTTCTTTTTAGTTTGAGCCTTAATCTTTTTCTCCTGCTTTAACATAGCAGCTGTAGGTTTCTTACCAGAACCCTTATTTGCACGGATGTTATCCCATAAGCCACGCTTAGAGTATGAACCATCAGCACGTTTAATCATACCACCCATCTTTTTCTTAGAACCAGCTGATGTACTATCTGCTTTGAGTTTTGGTGCATAAACATTAACATTTTCCATCACTCTAGTTGGTGGTGTTCTAAGATCATTCTTATTAAGAGCATTTTTAGGATCTGCTTCTGCAATCTTTTTAAGAGCAATTCCTCCTTGAGCTTTTTTCATCATACCACCCATTTTGTTTTTAGGTAGTAATGTTGATTCATCAGTAGATTGTGCAGATTGTCTTTTTATTCTTTGTTGATTTAATTCATATCTACTTACAGTAGATTTTGGCATTGGATTAACAGTAGGTCTTTGTCCAGCAAATCTTTGTGCAGCAGGAGATTTACCACCAGGTTTGAGAGGTCGTACAGCATTCACTGAAGAACCATCTTGAGCTTTCTTTAATATTTTTTTTGCCATAATATATTATGTTAACAGTTCCACTTTCTTAATGCTAATGCTTTCCTTGTAGGTTTACCATTAGGTTTCTTCATAGGTCCTTGTACACCAGACATTCTAGCACAGAAAGACTTACGTCTGTTAGCAGCTTTACTTCCTTTCTTCAACTTAGAAGGAGGAGTAGTAACAGCCATCTTTAATTTACTACCAGGATTCTCACGTCTATAAGACGCTACACCTTTTCTATTCAGTCCACCTTTAGGATCTTTTCCTTCGGACCTTTGCCATGCTGCGGTCTTTGCCATAATCAGGATTGTCTTTGTGCCACTTCTTTACAGATGCAACACCTTGTTTAACAGTTTTAGCTTTAGATTTGTTAGTGAGATTAATCTTATCCCACTTACCAGCAGGGATACCAGCTGTATGATCTACAACGATGTCTCCCTTATCGCCTATGCCCTTATCAGTTTTCTTTTTGAAAACTTTATGTGTTTGACCACCAGCCTTAACAATAGCTTTATTTGCCATTACTTTTTCTTGCGTTTATACTTATAATCAGGGTTATCTTTATGCCACTTCTCAGTAGCAGCTACACCTTGTTTTATAGTTTTAGCTCCTACTTTCTTTGTAAGATCTATAGTATCCCATACACCATTATAAGTAGTAGGATAATTTACCATAATATTACCTGGCTTACCCTCACCTCTCTTAGTACTCTTCTTATAAATGACATATTTCTTACCACCAGTAGCAGTACCTTTAACTTTCTTAGCTACCTTACCACCACTCTTTAATGTAGATCCCTTGAACTCTCCTTTCTTCTTGATTAGAGGTCCGTTAGGAACAGGAGTGATGTTTCCTCCTTGCTTAAGAACACCTTTACCTACATAGGCAGAAGCCTTCTGTGGATTGTATGGACCAGGTTTTCTTATAGAAGCCATTATTTCTTTTTCTTAATTGCTACTTTAGTTACCTTCTTAGCTACTACTTTACCTCCTGCTTTCATTTTAGTTTTTCCACCATTTCTCCATGGAGTAGGTGTTCCTGTCATAGGAGCTGATAATGCTTTTTCTTTAGATAAATATTCTTTATCATTTAACATCTTACGAATTGTTGCAGAATGTTCCTTAAGCTTAGCTTGATTAATACCTTTAGGAGTAAATGTAGAATCAATAATTTGATTTCTACGAGTAGGCTCATAAAATTGACCAGAAGGATTCCATCTTTCTTTAGATTTTGATGGAGCTTCCATCATTCCATTTTGAGCTTTCTTTACAGGAACTTTCTTTAATACTTTCTTTGCCATTGTTATTTAGATTTACGGGCTCTGCCCATTGCTTTGAATGTCTTAGCTAATGCTTTTCTCTTAGGAGTACATGTTGCTTTAGTCATAGGAGTACAATATCCTTTATGTTTAGGATTGACTGCCTTCTGAATCCAGTTCTTTTTTGATGCTGTTGCCATACCTGTGATAGGTTAAATTGGGTTTTACTATAATATCTTTATAGGTGTATTATTCTTTCTACTACCAGAAAGTTTCTCATGTAACTTTTTATAACTTGTGTTTTTCTCACAGTCTGTAATAGACTCATATATAATATTAGTTTGAGTATCTATTACTCTCTTACTTATAGGAGTAGATTTACCAAACCAAGCATTCTTACAACCTGTAGAAGTCAATCTTAGTTTTTCTCTAGTTTGTTCAGAAGGCGATTTACCTTTCTTAGAATCACTCATTTTTCTTATTGTTTCTTCTGAGTGTTTCTTTCCAAACATGTGAGCTTTTTCTCCCTTCTGTCTTTCAGATAACTTTAGTATATACTCTTGCGATCTTTTTATACCAGGAGTACCTTCCCCACCGTTAGTCATATTAACTAAGCTTCCTGTACCTAGATCTTTTCTTCCATATAGCAAAATGAATTCCATCTCCTTTTCACAAGCCTCTTCCCAAGTTAAGTCATCTAATAAAATTTCTACCCTATAAGGTATTTTATTAGTAATATTCTTCCAATAAATACTTCTGTTAGCTTTTATATTAGATCTTTTATAAGTTTCATCATTACCAATTCCTATATAGAATGGTTCGTTCTTATCTAATCTAATATGTCTGTATAGGTAAGCCACTTATTTCTCAATATGTCTACCAAACGTAATGTTTGGTTTAACTTTTATTTGACGATGAGTAAATTGCCAGAGCTCCCCAGTGGCATTGATGATAATCGTATAGAGGGTATCGGTCTCATGACCATAATCTAAAACCAACCAAACGATTCCATCACCTTTTGGTGTAGTGACTTCTAATCGATTGGCTGGTTCGTAGATCATTTAATTATTGTTCTGGAACTTCTACAACAGCACCGTTTTCAACAGCTTTTGCTAATGTAGCTTCCATAATTTGACTAGCTTTATCAGCTAACAAAATGCGTTGTGCTTCTTCTGTAGACAAAATAGCACGTAATGAGTTTAAAAGAATACCAAAGTCATTACCTGACAATGTAAATTCTGAATCGATTGCCCAAGTATATTTCTTATTTGGATCAAATGTTGGCACTTCTTGTGCAGATGGTTCGTCTTGTACAACTTTCATGTTTGTATTTTATTTTAGTTTGTGTAAATGTAAATGTAATAATTTAAAATTGCAAATTTATTTACAATGTTATTTCAAATGCGATAATAGCATTAGTTTTAATGCTCTTAGACATATTTAGTTTAATCTGAAACTGATTATGAAACTTAAACAGCTCTTCTATAATAGCATTGGTATACTTTGGTAGAGAAGGAGCCAGTCTAAATGTATATGATCTAGGATGTTTTATAATCTCCATAGTAGATAGCTCATCTACAGAATCGATAATGCCCTCAAGATGTGCAAAATATAACTCATCGTTATAAGGCATTACTTTAGGAAAGAACTTTTTACTAATTTGCATTAGCTCAATGTTAATAAGTATTTAGTTTTAGCTGCTTCTCCAGACAATGCATCAGCTAAGTTACATACATCATGATATGCATTTCTTTCTCCGTAAGCTTTCAATGATGATGCAAATGACATTATGTTTGATACGCATTTTTCAGATGTACAATCTGTAAGAGGTTCAATTTTATAAACTCCAGGTCTTTGACCTGTATAGCCCATAATCTTCTCAATCAATCCATCTTTGAAATCATGTACATAATCGTACAATCCTCCTAGAGCTTGATGTTCAGCATAACTCTTTGTCTGCCAATGTAACAGATGTAATTGCTCATGAAAATACGTAAGCTTCCCAGCTATTGTTTCCAAGTTTAATTCTCCTGATTTCATCATCTCATCAGGGAATATTGATTTAAGTGCCATTTTATTTTATTTTAAATTATTGTTGATGCATTACCTACTAAGTTACAATTAGTAATTGTTACTGCAGTACCACCTAAATTACAATTAGTAATTTCTGTAACATTGCCTCCTAAATTACAAGCACTGATTGACGTTGCAATGCCTGCTAACGCACAAGGAGAAATAGTGGTAGTAGTAGTTGTAGTAGGTGCTATTGTTGTGGTAGTACTAGTCGTAGGTAATCCAGTTGTAGTTGTCGTTGTTGTTGATGCTACCACCATTGTAGTGGTCGTAGTGGTTGATCCTACTATTGTAGTAGTTGTAGTTGTTGTACTACTACTACTAGTGGTTGTAGTGGTACTGATAGGAATAGTGGTTGTAGTAGTAGTTGTAGGAACATACGGCCTGTATGTTGCATTAATCTCTAACCAATACGTACCAGAATCAGCATCTGATGGAGCACCTGATAGTAATAACAAACTACTAGGAACAACTCTACCGTATGCATCAAGTCTAACAAAAGCTCTTAATGAATTAGAGGTGAGTACACTATTGCCGATAGCTTTGCTTACGGGTTGCCAATTGCCAACCTTTGGTCTATAAGGACTAATGATAGGACCCCCAGGAACAATACGTCCCTGAGAGTTATATCTTACATAAGCTATATTACCGTTTCTTCCTAGCATTATTATGCCACTGTTGTGGTAGTAGTTGTAGTAGAAGGAGCAATTGTTGTAGTTGATGTCGTAGTAGTATTAGCATTAGTTCCTCTATAATATGTAGGAATTTCTCTCCATGTACCTGATTTAGGTTTCGAGGCTCTGAAGACAGGTGTTCCTGATACTACACGACCTGTAGAATCAATTTGAACAAATGCTTTTAATTTTGGGGTTGCGTTATTTGCCATGATTAATCTGGGTAAACTGTGAATGCTAATTCTCCATTAGGACATAATAAATCTTTAACAGATGATGGTACACTTAATTGAATATTACCATCTCCTGCATTTGAATATGTTCCAAATTGACGAGTGTATTCAGATGTATTAAGTGCATCTACAAGTTCGTCTACAGTTGTAAGTGATGTATCATCATGTACATACTGATAAGCTACATTTGCCTCACCACAATAGATTGTAACAGCAGGATAACTTTGAGGTAATGATTCTCCTACATTAAATAATAATAGAGTAGGAACATTATTACAACATTCATATGTAGGAATTTCAAACCAACGACCAACTCGTGGTTTATTCTTTCTCAGAATAAGGCTGCTTGCGACAACCCTTCCGCTACCATCGTAGCGAACAAATGCTTTTAATTTCTTCTGATTATTAGCCATGTTAATTAATAAGTTAAATTGTATTTTTCTTTAAGTTCAAGAAGTCTACTTACATAATAATGTGTACCAAGCAATTTGCTCTTCTCATTGTTATATACGTATTCTAAATGCGAGTCAGTGAAAGGATCTATACCATTGTGGTATTTACCTTTATAGAATGTAGGGATGTCACCCATAGTGTCTCCTACCATTCCAGCATTATGAAAGATCCCAAGTCTGTGTACTTTTTCTATCTGATCAGAAGCCCAAGCAAATTCCATTTCTGGAACAACTTTAGTTTCATCACCTCTACGCCATAGATTCCATAGAACAGCCCACATATCTGCACACCAACTTTGAAAACCTCTATCCTCACTTTCAAAGAACTCTCTATTAACTTCCATTAAGAACAAGCGAATAGAAATACAATCACTCATTACATGTTCCCAGAACTCTGCATCAATGTTCTTTAATAGATATTGAGCCCCTCCTGAATGTAAATTGTAATGCTCTGCAATTTCTCTATTAACATTACAAATAGCTGTAGTTTCTTGTAGAATATCACGTTCTTTGTATGCTTCTAGCTTGTGTGGTAGAACATCTCTATCCTTACTATCAAAGTAACTAGCATTGATATAGCTGTTAGTATCTGATAAGTAATGTACATCATCGTTTATGTACTGATCAATGTTGAACTTGTCTGTAAATACTACATCACAATCACAATACAGTAATGTTTTTTCTTTCATCTCAGGATGATCCTGGAAGTAACGCATCAATGTGTACGGACGTAGCACAGAAATATAGATTCCTAATAACGAGCTAACTCTGTTCTCATCATCCTTATAGAAAGCAAACTCTGCTTCTGGATATAAGTCAACAAGTTTTTGCCATTTGTCATTAGGCTCTCTGAAGTTTGGACAAAACACTAATATAATTGCTTTGTCTGAATGTCCAAGCTTTCTCAAGCTCTCTAGCCATAAATGCACTTGCCATGTAAAATATACATCGTCAGGTTGGGCACACACGAATTTTAGTTCTTTGTTCATATAGTAGTTGGTTTAAGTCTATCATCTCTTTTAATAATTGGTGTTGTATTAGATTTCCAAGATATGCCATAAATAATTTGTCTAGCTGAAGCTAAACTTATATTCATGATTTTAGAAACTTCTATAATACTTTTACCAGAGTTGTATAGTTGTTTTAGTAAAGTTACATCTTTATCTGTAATTTTTGCTTTACTATTCTTTTCACCAGCTCTACTAGGTTGTAATCCTAATTCGTAAGCATGTTTTTGATTCTCAGAATTATTCATCCATTCTAAGTTATCTGAAACATTGTTAAACTTGTTACCATCTTTGTGATTAACTTGTGGTAAACTGTTTGGATTATCTATAAAAGCTTTAGCAACTAATCTGTGAACTACTCTTGGTAAAGAAGATGATTGTGTAAAAAGTCTTACTTCTAAATAACCTCTTCTATTAATGTAAGGTTTAAGTATTTTACTTTTAACAATGCCTCTTCTTTTACCAGCAATTCTATCAATGCTTCTGACAGAGCCAAGACTACTTACTTCATACGAAGTTTCATATCCTGGACAAGGTCTCCACATCTCACAGATAAATTTAAGATCCCTCATGTAGTTAGTTGGTTTGTTTTATTTATTCTAGTCGTTAAATACATTAATTGCTAATGTTCCATCAGGACAATATATGTTTTTAATTATTGTTTGCGTGGTAGTTAATTGTAATGTTGTACTATCAAAAGCAGAGAATGTTCCGTATACAGCTATTGATAGAGTAGAATTAAATAAACTAACTAGCTCATTTATATCATTTACAGTTTGACTTGTATATAGATTGTTACCAACAGGGGTATCATCACAAGTGAAATTCATACTAGTGTAATTTATAGGAAACGATAGTGATTGACTATATACAGTTATTGTTTGTGGAGATGGAGTGGGTAATGTAACATTACCTGCTACTTTAGTCAGGTTCTCTAACTGCTTAGAAATATTCCAAAGCAATTTAGCTCTTTGACTCCATCCTATTTGTTGACTTGGTATTGCCATTGTTTTATATTTTTAAACGTTACCCATTTGTAATGATCCTTCTGTTCCTGCAAATGGATTAAGTGCAGAGTAAGTTGCTCCAGTATTTGTAGCGTTATGTCCGTTACCACTGTTATCAGTTAATTGTGCACTTAAGTTTGTTCCTTGGAAGATCAATAGTCTAGTAGCAGCTAAATCAGTAAGAGGAGATATTGGAACTGTAAATCCAGTTGGATCATAAACATAAGAGTTAGTCCATCTAAAGTTACTAATCAATCCATTAAATCCTGAGTTAGGCTCATTACCATATCCAATTGTTACTGGTAAGTTCTGACTAAAGATAGCTCCATCATATGGACCACTTGCTACTTGAACACCATCAATTAAAATATAAAGTGAGCCCCCAACTCCTGTTACACATAAGTGATACCATTGTCCTAGTGTAGGATTAAATGAACCACTTAGTAAATTTGTATTATCTCCCCAGAAATATAGCGAACCTCCTTCAATTGAAATAGCATTAGCAGCTGGATAAACACCAAGGCTATATGGACGTGGGAAGTTACTATTGTTGTTCATGTTTACAAACATCTCAATAGTAAAGTCTCCTACAATATCAAAGTCTGAACTAGCAGCAATACCTACATAACCTGGAGGAGCTTGATTTACAGTAATATTCCATCCTCTATCTTGTAAGATTGCTCTAGCTGCAGCACTATTTTCTGTAGGAATAGCATTTGTACCACCAGCTAAATTTACAGTTCCATTCTCTACACTACTGCCAGCTAACCATTGTAATGTATAATCTACAGCTGTTGCTGTAAGAGCATTATTATTAAGGTTAACATTGTTAAGAGATGCTTCAGGTAATGTGATTGATGTAATATCATTACCAGAAAGATCAAAACCTGTAAGATTATTAAATGACGAGCCTGATATATCTATAGTTCCTGATATACTACATTGATCCATATCGATCCATTGTAAAGCATTAAGTCCTGAAATGTCAGGAATACCAGCTGAGAAATTACTATCATCAAGACGTAGTTCTTGAAGAGCTGTACATCCTGATAAGTTAATACCAGTTAATGATGGATTACCACTACCATCAAGTAATTCGGTATCGCTTACATCTACGTTTACTAATTGTGTAAGTCCAGATAGATTCACTGTAGTTAATGAGTTCCAATCTGCATGAAAGGTTTGCAGATTGGTTAAGTTTTGTAAACTTGTTATTGATGTTATTACTGTTGCCATGTTTGTTAAGATTAATCAGTACCCCAGAAAGATATGTATGTTACTTTTGTTGCATCACTAAAACATAGTTGAACAGTGTGTGCAGTGTTTTCAGCAGTGTATAGATGTTCTATATCTACAGTAGCACCAGTAGCAATAGTACCATTACTTGTAGTACCATCACCCCATGTAGCAGTGTATGTTATATCTGCTGATGATTCAGCAGTCATTCCAAAACCAAGTCCTCCTAATGTAGTATCAGCTACAAAGCTAATGCAGTTTGGATCAGCCTGTGGTTGACCAATATTATATACAACTCTGGTCAAATACTCTAACTGCTTAGAGATTTGCCACAACAGATTTTCTTCTGTTCCCCAACCTATTTGTCTAGATGGTATAGCCATGTTATTATTATTTTAATATATTTTATTCAATACGAACGTGTCGCTGTATATATTGTTTCCTGTACTAGCAGATCCCCATTGAATTGTTACATCTAATGTATTACCGATTGTTGTATTGAATGTTGTGTTATTCACTACATTAAATCCAAATCCTTGAACAGAAGCGTTGTTAGTCTTTGTGTAATGAAATGATCCTAATGACACAATAGATGCTACACCAGCAGTTCCAAGTTGTCTAATTGTAAAATCAACATTCAAAGACCATACATCATTTGTAACAGCACTTCCAAGATTTTGAATACCGCTATCTAAAAGAATAACAGATCCTGTTTTTAATTTAATTCTAATAGTTTGATTATTATTAGCATTCATAAGACCTCCTAGAATTGCTCTAAAAGAATCACCAACAGCAAATCCATTAGCAGGTACACTCAATGTACCAACTCCTGCACCAATGATAGTTGTTTCTGCAGTGGTGTTAGTAACAGTAGCACTATTAGCTGTTTGAGCATATAAACCAGGTGTGCCTGCTGGTCCTTGTGCACCTGTATCTCCTTTAGGACCAACTTCTCCCTGAATACCTTGTATACCCTGAATACCCTGAATTCCTTGAATACCCTGAGCACCAGTGTTACCTGTATCACCTTTAGGTCCTTGTGGACCTGGATCTCCTTGTGGTCCTTTTATATCACCAGCATCAAACCATGCTGTTCCATTCCAAGTCATTAAAGAACCATCAGATAATAAAATCCAAGAATCTCCTATGTTAGCACCAGGTTGAGAACCTGCACCAGCTTCAAACGCAGCTAAATCAGCATAAGATCCAAGAAGAGTTACAGAATTACCTGCACTTCCTTGAGCTCCTGTCTCACCTTGTATACCTTGAGGACCTATATCTCCTTGATCACCTTTAACCCCTTGGATACCTTGAATACCTTGTTCTCCTTGAACACCTTGTATTCCCTGGATTCCTTGTACTCCTTGAGGTCCTTGTAGATCGCCTACATCTTCCCAAGCATTAGTTACTGTATTCCAAACATATAAAGAACCATCAGACTCAATTATCCATGCTGTACCAGGCTCACCAGGATCTCCACCAGCACCTGCTTGAAATGCAGCTAAGTCAGGATAAGATCCTAACACTGTTAAAGCAGCACCTGTTTCTCCTTGAGGACCTTGTATACCCTGTACTCCTTGGATTCCTTGTGGACCTTGTACACCCTGTGGGCCTGGAGGACCTACTAATCCTTCACTTTGAATTAGTTCATCTAGGTTTAACCAACCCTTATACCCATTACAATCTCTGCAAGATTTTTCCCAGAAGCCTGTCTTTATAAACGTAGGCATGATAAATTTTTGTTAAATATTACAAATATATATTAGTTAAAACAATATACAATAGATTGTTACAAATTGACAATAACCAAATTAGTTACATCAACTCTAATTAAATCGATTAGAGATTGATCTTTGTACCTATCATTCCAAAATATGTTGGAGGAACTATAGGATTTGTATTCAATGATGTCTTTAAAGCAAAGTTGAACTTGAATCTTTTAGTCAAAGCTATATCAAATGATGCTCCTGTTAGTATCCCTACATCATTAGATGTAATAAACTTTTGTTGTGCTGTGAGATAACCAGTGGATGATCCAGACAAATAGATGTCAGGAGAGATGGTTAGTTTCTTATTGATTGGTACAGGGACAGTGTAGAATAGTAGAATGTTGTTGGATAGATTCATTCCTTTGTCTGCACCAGCTACACTAAATGTATAGTTAACACCTGTAGTTCCCCACTTACCAAACGGGAATATACTAGCAGCTGTGACAAAACCTAATGTTGTACCAGCTAGATACACTCCTGTAATACCAAAGTTAGATATGTTATCTAGTTTACCATCATTGAAATTCATGATAGTGTATCTACCAGATACAGCAAACTGATTCAGTGTGCTCCATATCATTGAGCTTAATCCCCAAGATGTGTTCCCCATAAGAGAACTTTGAGACATTCCTAACGAAGCAATAACACTAAGCTGGCTATCATTTGCAGGAGCGACAGTAAAATCAGAACTATAAATGATGGGATTAATACGTGCCTGAGATTTACCAGAGCCCTTAGACTCCTTCTTTGACTCAGACTTAGATTCTGATTTCTCTTCCTTACTTTCGCTTTTACTTTCACTACTGGACTCACTTTTGGTTTCTGTTTTGGTTTCTGATGATGAACTACTACTGCTACTAGATCCACTGGCTGCTGGAGCAGGTGTACTAGCTACAGGAGGAGGGCTACTAACAGCAGCAGAGGTAGCAGCACTTGCTGCTGCAGCTGTGGCAGAACTAGTAGCTTGTGCTGTAGCTTGACTTGTAGCAGTGGCTACAGCTTGTTGTACAGCATTAGCAATGGTTTGTTGCACAGCTAACGTAGCTTGTGGACATGGAAAGTTGATTGTTAAATCATTTATCCACGCCTGAAGAGCTCCTGTAGTTATATCATTTGCTGTTACAACTCTGAATCTTCCTCTATAGACAACTGTAGTTTTACCATTAGCTATTGGAACAGTGACCGTTGTCACACTTCCTGAACAGGGATCAACAAATACCTGTGTTAATACCTGACCTTTAACACCAAAGAATGTCAGTATTAGTATTAATAGCCATATCCATTTCACTACTTGAATAGATTCTTTTTAATCATTCTTACAATAATCTTAGCACTAGCTGTTTCAAGTGCTTTCTTAGTCGTTGTACCAATCGTGGATTGGTTAAACTTAATATCAGTAAAGTTAGCATCGTTCATTAGTGTTGCTTCTCTTGTTGTCTTAGCTTCACCAAGTCCTGATCCTGTAAACAATGTACCAGTCTCAGCATCAACAAACTTAACTTGCATACCTAGTCTTGTGACTACAATCTGCTTAACACCATCTTTCATAGAGATGGATTCATCTTCTGATACAGAGAAGTCATATACCTCAATGTAAACAAAGTAGCGAGCTAATCTAATTTTGCCCCTACCATCTAGCTTATCTTCTGTAATGCCTTTCTGACTAGCCTGAAACTGTTTCACCATACGGTTTTTAATCTCAGCTTTGTCCTCAGTAAATAGGAATCTGTTTGTCTCTTCTAGGAATTCAATCACTATGTTAGTAACACCAAGACCCACTCTTTTGTCTTTGAGTTCTGGATAAGCAGCATAGAGCTCTTCGTTAATACCAAGAGATAGCAATTGGATAGGGATTTTGGGACCATCGTAATCCATTAAAGAGTCAATGTTAATCTTCTTCTCAAAAGATGCCTGATAGGCTTCCGTTTTTACTGTAGCACTTTGAGCACTAACCTTGAACGTTAGTAATGAGCTCAATAATAAAACGAATAATAAGCTTAACTTCTTCATATAGTTTTCTCATTAAGAGGGGGTTTCGTTACCACTGTGGCTCGTCTTTCAAAGCCTCTTTTTCTGTTTTCTTAGCAGGTGCAGCTGGCTTAGCAGCTTCCTTCTCCTTGATGATAACAGTTTTGCCACCAGCAGATTGTTGTTGCTGTTGTGCATTTGAGTTAGTGATGTTGATCACTGGAGCAGGTGCTGTAACTGCTGCTGGTGTAGCTGCTGCTTCTTCTTCACCTGTTAATTGTTTAGTCACAAAACCACCTACACCTAGTGCGATAGTACTTGCTAGTCCGATAAGGATGCTCTTTAATGAGCCTCCACCTTCTTGTTCTTCTGCCATATTAATTAAGGATTAAGGGTTTTTTAATAATAGTTCCTGAGATATCGATAAGATGTAAATCATACATACCTGTAGGTAATTCGTTTAAGTTAATAGTTTTAATTGTAGCTTCTGATTCAGCTGTAAATCCAACTGTCTTAACAGGTTCTGTTTTTCCAAATGTATACACTTGAAGTGAATACTTAGCTCCTGCTGTAGTGTTAGCTACTATTGTAGTAGATTTGTTAGATACAGTAATAGATGTAATGTCTGTGCCCTTTGCTGTAGCACCAAGATCAATTTCTCTCTCCAAGACTTCAATGTCTTGACAAGAAACTAATATCATTAAAAATATAAATACGATTGCGTGTCTCATGTTAGAAGTTGTTAAGTTTTTTATTTGCAAGTAAAGATTTCATATAGGTACTGTGGTTTTGTTTCCATTCCTCTGTTTTTCTATAATTTGCTTTAGGTCTTGGTTTACGCATTATTTCTATCCACTCTGCTGTCTTTTCTCTAGGAACCCTATCAGGATTACTTTTGCAACATTTCTGATGTATACTTAAGTTACCTTTTCCACCTAATTCTTTATTACAATATTCACAATTAAACTTAGGAGGCACAAATCCTTTATTTGCCTTAGACATATTATCAATCCAAGTCTGAGATCTTTTTGCCCCTTTTCGTAACAAGCTAAGTTTTTGCTTAACTTCTTCAGTGTGATTTTTTAATCCACCACCACCTTCGTTTTTATTTAATACATTGTATCCCCAATGTCTAAACTGTTCTATCCAATATGATTCTAACGGTTTCCAATCTTTTTTATCTTCTGACTCTATTTCATCTATATAGTCAAAATTAATTTGAGATCCGAACTTTAATTTATGACCAGATTTTCTAGTTTTAATTGATGTCTTACCTACATAAACTGTATAAGGGTTATCATCAATGTTAGTAACTATATATATTTTTGCCATAATTAATTGAACATTGAATAGCCTGTTAACTTGATTGTGTCTGTAGATAAATTGATTCCTAGTTGATAACCTGTCTTAGAAGCAGCGTCCATTACTGGGCTCACTCTAATAGATGTATTAAGATCTAGAGGATTACCTACAGAAGAGAAGCGTAACTTGAATGGTGTAAACTTACCTGTTACAGGGTTCTTTACATCTTTATCAATAGATCCAAACTTAACCTTGCCCTCTTTGTTATCTACGAATGTATACCATGTGTTAGGTAGATCATTGAAGATTTGCTCAAACTTGATCTTAGTAGGATCGTATGTAAACTCAAACTGCAGTGCTGCCACATTACCTGTGTTAGCATCTACCTCTACAGGAATATCAATTGTACTAGCTGTAGTAACAATGTTCTTTAAGTTTACATTAATAGAAGGAATGTTCTGTGTAGTGTTAATTAATAAGTGAGCTGTAGATGATGCTGCTAAGTTCTTTCTTAAACTAGGAACAGCATTTGTAGCTACAGAGTTACCAATCATCACTTGTGAACTGTGTGATCTATTAATGTCACCAGGGATAACAAAACGTAACTTCAATGGAAGATTCTCACCAATGTTTCCTGTCTTGAAGCGTACATAGTTGTTATTTAAGTTTTTCCAAGAACTAGATGTAGCTGCATTAAATGTAGCAACATCAAATGTAGGTACACTCATATACATATCTGTACCAGCAGTATAGTTTTGTGGTAATGTAACTAAGTTTTCTACGCCTGTTACTTGAGAGAACAGTCGGACTAAGTCACCACCATCAAATAGTTTATTCCTATTTACATCAGCAGCATAGTAACCCATGCCTGTGATGATGTTCTGGTTTTTGAATGTACCATCTAAGTTCTGTGTAACAAACTCAGCTTGTGCTGTGGTGTAGTCAGAGACAGTAACAGCAGCAGAAGATAAGTCTTTCACTGAGTCCATGTTAAATAGAACACGAACATGATATACTCTATTAGGTTGGAATCTAGTTTGATCTACAGGTATTGTACCATCAGACAAAGCATCTACTAAGTATGTAGTGTTAGCTACAGAGTCTGTGAATGCCACACGATGTAATGAAAAAGCGTTTACATTAGCGTTTATATCTAATGTAGGGTTAACATATCTACTAGCTGTAGGATCTAGCATGATTACACTAGTTAAAGGTGTAGTCATGATTGTAGAACCATTGGTGCCATTCTGATTGAAGGCAGCAGCAAAGTTCATTCTAATTGGATCCCATGCAAATCCAGGAGCTGTAGGTCTTAGTCTGTATCTAAGATTAATAAGTTTACCTACCCCTAGCCCCCCTTGATTAACTGACCAGTTTATATATACACGAAGGATCGATTTAGATCCTCCTTGTGTGTAGTTGTATGCACTGTTAAAATATCTAACAGTACCATCAGCAACATTATTAGCTTGTGTAGATACCCAATTGTATCCAGGGTAATCTTGATGACTCAAACTAACCTGAGAATTTGCAGGAAGAACACTACCTACTGGAGTGTTAGTTACACCTAACAACTGTAGAGCTGTATTAGTGTATTCAAAATCAAAATATAAAGAACGAGTGGAAGTGTTTCCATTGCCATCAGCATGTATTTCTACATCTAATGTATCCCCTTTGTTAATAACAGATCCGCGTGTGTTTATGTTATTAGTGTCGTTAGGGAAGTAAAGTTTAACCGTTTGACCATACAAATGTCCAGTTAATAAACAAATAAACTGGACAATCAATAAGAGTTTTTTCATTATAATAGTTTATTAATCAGAGAGTTACAAGACTTTTTGATTGCACTACTTAGGTTAGTTTGGTTAAATTTTCCACCTTCGTCAATGAGTAACGTAGACATAGACACTTCTTCTGCAGACTCTTCTACAATAGCAGTCTTAATCACCTTACCTTTATCTAATAATTTACCTCTCATCCTAATCACCACAGCATCTGTGTTCTTGTGAAAGACTGATAGGTTTGATTGAGTTTTTAATACATCTAAGTATAAGATCTCCACCTCTACAGTTTTAGTAGCATAGGGATTAAGTGTAAGATCTTTCTCTTCCACTATAAATTCC